GCATATCAGCATATCAGCATATCAGCATATCAGCATATCAGCATATCAGCATATCTGCATATCAGCATATCTGCATATGTGCATATCAACATATGTGCATATCAACATATCTGCATATTATCATATTTGCATATAAGCATACGCCCCTATCAGCATACCCACATATCCACATAACAACATAGACATATATAGGCATATCAAGATATCCTTATATAGGGGAAGCCGCTTTGCACGGCGCGCCGTGCAAAGCGGGGCCTTTGGACAGCCGGCTCGCTTCGCTCGCAAGAGTAGACCTTATATATGTGCGGACACATCTCGGTCCCCCCCACCCATATTGGACAGGCCCCCCGTATTTACCCAGAAAAGTCTTGACTAATTTTTTATTATACTGCACAGTTTCAACAACATTTCCAAATGGAGGAGTACAGGATGCAGAAACGTATCGCCATATCTAAGATTACTGATGACCCTGACCTGTTCAGGCGTATTTACAACTACTGCCTCGGAGGTTACGTGGTTCTTATCCGCGGCTTTGGAACATTCCGTCTGAAGCGCAAAGCGTCCCGTATGGGCCGCAACCCCCGTACCGGTGCCAAGTACAGGATTCCGGAGCGTGGGGTTCTCGTGTTCAAAGCCTCTCCGAGTATCCGTCTTGAGTATGACAAATAGCACCCTGAGGGTTCATCATGAAATCGAGAAGCAGTTACTACAGATATTATTATGATGAAGAGTGGGAAGGGCAGGAAGGCAGGAAGCGGTTCCGTCATAACGGCAGTTCCGTTTACAGCCGCAAATGCCATGACTGTGGAAAGCCAACCAACGACTACCGGTGTCCGAAATGCTGGGCCCGTATCCGCGGCGATTCTGTGAGTTCCTACTCTGATGTGGATACAGAACCTTATACAGTCTCTCTTTTTAGCCATTAGGAGCTTTACAATGACCAGAGCAGAATGCCTTCATACAGCTGAGGAAATTGTTACGAAAGACCGCAACAGCCAGTACGGGGAACCAGAGGATTGTTTCGCTCTGATTGCGAAACTCTGGACAGCCTATACCGCGGTGAATCTGAGCTCCGCTGATGTTGCCGCTATGATGATTATGCTGAAAGTGGCAAGGGTCAGGAACGGTAAGGCGAAAGAGGATTCATGGGTTGATATGGCGGGATACGCCGCCTGCGGAGCGGAGTGCTCTATGTGGGATACAGGTAAGGAGGGTTAAGATGGACAGCACGATAACGATTAATCTTACTAATGATGAACACGAGAACCTGACCTGTGATGGGGAGGTTCTTTTCGCCCTTATAAGCCGCATTGCCAAGGCAGAGAATAAGCACCCCGACTTCGCCGACGGGATCTATCAGGGCGTCGGTGTTCTTGGCGAGGAGTACGGGGAACTCTGTCAGGCGCTCAATAAAGGTGAGGGGGAGGAGCGTGTCATGGATGAGGCGTTTGACCTCCTGTGCGTGGCATGGCGATTCTGCCGCGGGGACTGGAAGAAGAAAGAGGAATGACGATGAGTGATGGTACAGAGAGAGTAAGCGCTGATATTCAGGTGGAGAATGATATAAACCCTTATATCATGGCGGCATTAGATGAGGAGCTGAAGGCCGCGGAGAAGGAACACCCTGATTTTGCTGATGGTATTTATCAGGGGGTGGGAGTCATTGGGGAGAAGTACGGGGAACTCTGTCAGGCACTCGGTAAGAGTAAAAGTGAAGACAGCGTTAGGGACGAAGCATTTGGCCTTCTTTGCGTTGTCTATCGCTTCTACCGTGGAGACTGGCAGGGACATGGGCATGATTGACTCATTTCTCATGAACATGATTGATATGCCCCCTTTGGCGTTGAAGATTGTTTTTGTTGGTATTTTCGTCAGCTGGCTTCTTGATAAGGCCTTCGGGGGTAGGGGCTAGTCGTGCACTCCTGTCCGTACTGCGGGTGCCCAGGGGTTTATCTGGCGGATACTGATGGGGGCGGGCGGACTGTCGCCTGCCCCTCTTGTGGTATGTCTGGCCCTGAGAGTGTTGATGGTGATGATACAGAAGCCGAGCGCGGCTGGGAGACGCTGTGCCGGAAGATGTGCCGTCACTGCAACGTTCATCTTCTATCTATTATACGGAAGAAAGGACTGTAGCTATGGAAACATTTAAGAGCGTACTCATACGTAAGATAGCGCAGCTGCCGTCTGACGATTTTGCCATGGCATGTGTTGTCACTATTATATTTTTACTCACAACGGTTTTAGTGCTATTATTCTCGGTACTGGCATGGTTGGCAAAATAATATTCTGAAGGACTGTAGCTATGGGAATATATGAGAGCATATTACAACTGCCGTCTGACGATTTCACTACGGCGTGTGATATAACCATTATATTTTTTATTATAGGGATTCCAGTGTTATTGTTCTTTAACGTGGATGGCAAAATAATCCTCTGGCTGACAATGGCCCTGATTTGCGGTCTGTGGTATATCTGTATTCTGGAGATTATATGAATTTCAGATTTCAGGTTATTAAACGGGATGGCAGGCTTGATGATTTCAGGCCCGAGAAGATAATTGGCGCTGTTTACTCCGCCGAGCGGGCGATGAACCGCGTGGATGACCACTCTTCGGAGTACGCTACTGAGGTCTGCAACAGGGTTGGCAGGTACGCGGAAGGACAGGAAACGCTGTCTGTTGAGGACATTCAGACCTGTATACTGGACTATCTGAAGGAACATGACCCTGAGCTTAGGGCTGTGTATGAGAAGTACAGGAATGAGAGGTCAGTAGTACGGGAACGCAAGGAAAAGATATACAGGCATTTCGGACGCATTCTCTCATCTGACCCGTCCTGTATGGACATTATGAGAGAGAACGCCAATGTCAGGGGCGGAACGCCTATGGGCCGCATGCTCCGTATCGGCTCCGAGGCATCCAAATATTACTACCTCAGTAATCCGGATATTATCTCCCATGAGACGGCGGAACTCCACAGGAAAGGGATTATCCACATTCATGACCTTGATTTCTATGGGACGTCCATTAACTGTCTTCAGATTCCTCTCTCTGATATTCTGAAGAGGGGCTTCTCTACGGGGCACGGCTCAGTGCGTCAGCCCAAAGGGATTCGTACAGCCGCGGCGCTGGCGTGCATTGTGCTTCAGTCCAACCAGAACGACATGTTCGGAGGGCAGAGTATACCGGACTTTGAGTACGCGCTGGCGCCTTATGTAAAGATGACGTTTGACAGGTACTACGCAGAGTACAGCAATGATTTCAACAAAGCGGTTGAAATGACACGGCGTGAGACCTATCAGGCTATGGAGGCGCTGATTCATAACCTCAATACCATGGCCTCACGTGCCGGGGCGCAGGTTCCGTTCTCCTCTATCAACTATGGTACAGGTACGACTTTTGAGCAGAGGATGGTTATCTCGTGCATCCTGCATGCTACAGACGCGGGCCTTGGCCATGGTGAGACGCCTATCTTCCCTGTACAGGTCTTCAAGGTTAAGGCGGGGGTTAACTATAATCTCGGAGACCCTAACCGTGACCTGTTCGAGCTGTCCGTTAAAGTATCGGCTAAACGGCTGTTCCCGAACTGGGAATTTCTGGACGCTCCTTTCAATCTTCAGTATTACCGTCCGGGTCATATTGAGACGGAGGTGGCCACCATGGGGTGCCGCACCCGTGTCATGGCTGACAGGTTTGGTAAGGACATAACTCCCGGACGGGGGAACCTGTCGTTTACGAGCATCAATCTGCCCCGCATCGCGCTTATGACCAAAGGCAAAGGAACGGACTGGTTCTTCTCCGAGCTTGATAATATTACTGACATAGTAATTGAACAGCTCGTGTCGCGGTATAAGATTCAGGCGTCACTCAGGGTGAGGAACCTTCCTTTCCTTATGGGACAGGGGCTTTATGAGGACAGTAAAGACCTTGGCCCTGATGATACCGTGGAGAAGGCCGTAAGGCATGGCACGCTGGGTATTGGCTTCGTTGGCCTTGCTGAGGCGCTTGTCGCTCTCACGGGGCATCATCACGGAGAGACTGATGAAGCGGAACAGCTCGGGCTTGATATTGTCAGACACCTGCGTCTGAGGGCCGATTTGGCGTGTGAGAAGTACAACCTGAACTTCTCTCTGATTGGCTCTCCCGCGGAGAGCACAGCCGGAGCGTTCCTCAGGGCGGACAGGAGTGAGTACGGGATAATCCCCGGCGTGACGGATAAGGAATACTATACGAACAGCCATCACATACCGGTGAAGTTCCCCATTTCAGCGTACAGGAAGATTAAGCTCGAGGCTCCTTTCCATGAGCTTGAGAACGGCGGGCATATCACTTACGTTGAGCTTGACGGCGATACGGCGAAGAATCCGGAGGCTGTTATGAGCGTGGTAAAGTGCATGCACGACTCCGGTATAGGTTACGGAGCTGTTAACCATCCTGTAGACCGTGACCCTGTATGCGGATATACAGGAGTGATTGGTGACACCTGCCCCTTGTGCGGACGTCATGACGGCGAGGCTGTAAGTGAGGAGAAGCTCCGCCAGATTAAGAAGAATATCCTTTAGGAGGTTATTATGGAAGAGACCAGAGATTCAGGCATGATTGGTGACGGCATTCATTTCGAGCGTATCAGGCGTGTGACGGGCTACCTGACCGGAGACCTCAGCACGTGGAATGATGCCAAGCGCGCGGAGGAGAGAGACAGGGTGCGGCATGGGGTTGAAGGAGACGGGCGTGGCGGTCGAGACAGATAAGATAGCCCGTCATCTTGCTGGCAGGGGGGAGCTCTGCGGGTATTCCCTGCGGGGCTACATCCCCTGCTACGTGAATGACGGCAGTCATAAGCGGGTCATTTACTACGGCACGACAAGCATTGCTGACGTCACTCCCATAGACCCGGAGAAAGGCATACAGATTGGGGCCGGGTTTGACCTTGGCGCATACAGGGCCATTGAGCTTAAGAGGCTTGGTGTCCTTGAAGACCTTCTGCGGAAGCTGTCACGTTATACCGCTCATGTGGGCGGGGATGCTATGTGCTGGCTCAGGAACAGGCCTTTCTCGGTTACTCCGGAACAGGCGTTTCTGCTGACCCGTATCATGGTTGAGGAGTACTGCTGTACTGTCCTTGCCCCGAGGTGGAATGACTCGCAGGATTATAAGACGTTCACCCGCATGAGCTGGCAGGAGCAGGCTGTAATATTCGATGTTGCCCATGAGTTTGGCGTTGACCACGTCCTTCGGGACATAGACAGGTATTGTGACCTGCTCCGCAGTAAGGACTACACCACCATATTTGGAGAGCTGGGGGGTTATAAATATGCCGCTTCCGGAGAGCATGAAGCACCCGCTGAGGGTTCTTAACTATATCGCGCTTAACTCAAATTGTTGCAGGCGCCGGGTAGGGTGCGTTATCGCCCGTCCTGATGGGATGATTATTTCCTGTGGATATAATCATAATCCTTACCCCGGAGATGCGTGTCCTGTCTGTCCGCGGGAGAAATACGCTTCCGGTGACAGGCTGGACCTGTGTCACGCCCTGCATGCGGAAGCAGACGCGGTAGCGCACGCCGCGATGACAGGGCTGAGCGTGGCAGGGTGTACAGCGTTCGTAACAGTGTTCCCCTGTCCGTCCTGTACCGGACTGCTGATTGAGTCAGGGATTACCCGTGTCATTGTTGTGGGGGATTACGCGAAGGCTTCTGTATCGCAGGAGCTTTTCCGCAACGCCGGGTATAGAGTGAAAGAAGCTGACTATAAGGATGATGACGGCATTCTGGCATACAGTTTTGACATTACGAGAGAATAAGGTGAAGCCCCCGCGGAAGTAACATTCCGCGGGGGCTTCTAGGTGGTGGAGGGTCGTAAGACTGTGCTATGGTTATCTGGGACGACTATAAGGTAAATATTTAAGGCTTGTCAAGCGAAATTGCAGGCAGTTACGTCTTATGATATATAGCTATTACACGGGGGGATTATGTTTGTTCCAGACAGAGAAGATATAGTAAGGGTGATGAAAGAAAAGGGTTACGCCTTTTTCGAGAAGGGGTGCAACAATCTCAACATCATAGGCATACGCAATGACCAGCTTATTACGAATGCCTTTGATGATACACTGTGCTGTATATACAGGAATGTATATGGATGGGTTACGAGGTACTGGCGTATAACGACAGACCCGGGGCGTTATTACGCTGAGCATCCCTGTAATGACAAAGGCACGGCTGTGCTTGTACCCGGTCAGTACAGGGGGGCGTTTACGCTAGGACGGCACAAGGGCCAGTACGAGGCTCTTGTGCAGTATAAGCCTGTTACTGTTTATCGCGACAATAACAAAGACCACAAGATTGATGCTGGCAGAACCGAGACGGGTATGTTTGGCATCAACATTCACAAAGCCGGGAGAAAGTCAGTACAGGTAGACCGCTGGAGTGCGGGGTGTCAGGTTTTTGCCGTTGAGAAAGACTTCGATGACTTCATGCGGATATGCGAGTACTCCGCTATTCTGTATGGGCCGGTGTTTACATATACTCTATTGGAACGGAAGGATTTTGAATAATGCTTGATACATTGCTTGCCTATCTTAATGCCAACAGTTCTGACAAATATGTCAGTCTGCTGTTTGCTGTGATTGGTGTTTTCTCCGCTATTGCCACTGTTATCCCGGCGCCTAAAGAGGACTCGTCCAAGGTTTACAAGGCGCTTTACAGTGTGCTCAGCTGGGTAGCCTGTAACTTTGGTCAGGCCCGCAATGCAGGAAGAAAGTAACGAGAGTCGTGTGTTGGAGCAGCTGGGCGAACTGAAAGCCGCCTTGAGCTTTCTGCGTCAGATGCGGGATGATGACGTGCGGAGCAGGGATGCTTTAGCTGACGCTCTTGGGAGAATGCAGGAGCAGATAGTTGCGTTTACGCACAAACTGGATGATGTCCTGTCCCAGAGTGTCCGCAGTTACAGCTCATTGGAATCAAGGGTTTCCGATATAGAGCTGTGGCGTACTGAAGTAGTAACATCTCTTCGTGTCGGACGCTGGGTTATGGGGATTATCTGTACGGTTGTTGGGGCGGTTCTTACGCTTACAGCACAATACTTTATACGTTAGGAGAGTTCATGAGTTATTTCAATCCTGTTTTTCTCTATGATGAGAAAACTCATAAGCCTGCGCAGGAGGGAGACCAGCTTACTCCTGCGTCTGTGCCGGTTTCCAAGGCAGAAGGCAACGTCCTTAAGACCAGCGATGATGGTCTTGGCGTATCGGTAAATGACATTAAGTCCCCCGCCAGTGACAATGCCATTAAGATTGCCTCTGACGGCGGGCTGTTTGTAGACATTCCGGTTATTCCCGAGGTTTCCAAAGACCGTTTCAACTATCTCAGATACGGGAATGACGGCAATTTCTTCGTCGGTTCCAGCGATGTTCTGTCCAATCTGGACACGAACCTGCTTCACGCCTCTTCGGACGGCAGGGTTATCCTGACTGCCAGTGACCTTGTAGACGGCAGTGTACTGGCAAAATTTATCTCTTCTGAGAAAGACAATGTACTGCATACGGGTTCTGACGGCAAACTTGCCGTAACGCGTGTTGGTGTTTCCGCTGAGACTGGCAACTATCTCACTTACGGCAGTGATGGTAAGTATTACGTCAGTGGCAGGAATATCCTCTCCACCAGCGATACTAACATTCTGCACACGAATAGTGAGGGCAAAGTCACGCTTACAGCTGGTGATGTGGCTTCCAGCGGCGTTGCCCCTCTACTCATTTCGTCTGATGAAGGCAACGGTCTGGATGTTGGTTCGGATGGCAAGCTGGCTGTAACGCTCCCGAAGGAAGCCACGGTTTCAGCGGATAAGGGGAACTATACGCGTAAAGGTTCCGATGGGGGCTTTTACACTGGCGGCAATGATGTTCTCTCCAATGCGGACACGAACATTCTCCATATCTCCCCTGTTGACGACAAGGTAATCCTGGCGAAGGAAGACCTTCTGCATCTTGGTCTGGCCGCGGCGCTTCTCTCCAAGGATGCCAACAATGCCATTGTTCTTGGTTCTGACAGTGGGCTGTACACCAGCGGCAGTAACCTTACGGATGATTCCAGAGACAACCTTCTTGACGTTACTGACAAAGGGAAGATTTCTCTTGATAAGAGCGTTATCCGCGACTATGTGAACTCTTTTATCAGGGTTGTCTCCACAGACAGCGGGAACCTGATTACGGCTGGTTCTGATGGTGGAGCCTACGCCTCCGCTGATTCGCTCCGCTCTACTGACAGTCTGAACCTCATTAGCAAGGACAGTTCCGGAAAACTCATTGTTACTGCCGGGGCTATCAGGTCTAATGACGCTGATAACCTTCTTGTACAGGATAAGTCCGGTGCTCTTAAGGTGACTGCTGAGGGGCTTGTCTCTTCTGAGAAGTGCAACCTTCTCAGGGTCAATATTGATAACAAGCTCTCTCTTTGTCCGTCTGACCTTATCAGTCAGGTTCCGAACAACGCCCTTCAGGCCGCGTTTGACGGCGGTCTGTACGTGGCTAAGAACTCTGCTTCTGACCTTGTTTCCCCCACGGACAAAATCCTTTATGTTAACGACTCCGGCAAGCTCGCCTCTGGTTTCACGCTTTCCTTTAATGAAGCTACCGGAACGCTTACTGTCGTTGGCCACAACAATCAGGTTGTTTCGTCCGTAGCTATTCCGTCTGGTGAAGGCGCCATTCTGAAGGATGCCCAGCTTGTCACTAACCCCGAAGGTCAGCCGGAAGGAACCTACCTGAAATTCACCTTTACGCTCAACGATGGCTCCGCGAAGGATACGTATGTTAACATTGACGCCCTTCGTGTTAATTATACCGGCGGGAATGGTATCACTGTCAGCGGGGCGACTGTTTCCACCCATATCAAGGATAAGGGAGGTCTGACCTATTCTGACGGTGCGCTGGCGGTTGATACTGCTTCGCTGGTTTCCACGCTGTCGGACAATACTATCAAGACCGATAGTTCCGGAGATATTTATCTCTCGGTTGACGCGTTCAATGTTTCTACGCAGGCAGGGAATGCTCTTGCCAATGGTGTAGACGGAAAGGCTTATTTCCCCTATGATTTTGGTACGATGGATTAAGGAGGGTAGTTACTGATGTCCAGAAACACTAAACAGCCTATTCAGTTCTACAGAGGCACGACAGCCCAGCATTCAGGTTATACAGGGCCCGCGGGTGAGTGCACTGTCGATACAACGAAGAACACACTTGTTGTGCATGACGGGGTGAAGGCCGGCGGGTATCCTCTTGTGAAGGAGGACCATACTGTCACCGGTGATGGATATGTGCTTGCTAATGGGAGCAGGAGCACAACTATTGGCAGTAAGACTCTTGCCCTGTCTTTGGATACAGCGGCGCTTAGGAATTTGCTTGCAGACCCCTCCGGTACTGACGCAGTGGCGGGAAATCTGAAACTCTCGGACGCTGTGGACAGTTCACTTGATGCCGCTACTGGCGGTACGGCGGCTACACCCAAAGCGGTTAAGACCGCTGTTGATGGAGCGGTTAAGAAGACCTACGTTGTCAAAGGCGACACCTACATTAAAGTAGATGGCAAGTTTTCCACGACTCTTGGTGACGCTGATGGTCTTGACCTGACGCTTAATACAGCCGCTCTGAAAAGTGCTCTTGCTGACCCCACGGCTACTAATGTTGTATCCGGCAACAATATGCTCTCGGACGCTGTGGACAGTTCTCTTGATGCCGCTACTGGCGGTACGGCGGCTACGCCCAAAGCGGTCAAGGCCGCTTATGACCTTGCCGCCAGTAAGGCCAGTGATGACCTTGTTGTGCATATCCACAATAATGAGACCATTGAGGATGTGAAGACATTCCTTCAGGGTCCTTATGGCACTTCAGCGAATTTGACAACTTCGGAGATTGACCTTTCCAAAGGCGTTGTTTTCAGCAAGACCGTTTCCGCTGATACGGTGTTTACTTTTATCAACGCTCCTTCCGGGCGTGCGGCTACGTTCAACCTCATTATTACCAATGGCGGGTCTGCTACGATTACGTGGCCGGCCTCGGTGAAATGGACGGATGCCGCCGCGCCGACGCTTACTGCTTCCGGTGTGGACGTTCTGACCTTTATGACACCGAATGGTACTACATGGTATGGTACCCTTGCTATTGTTAACGCCGGTTAGGCTATTCAAAAGGGCGGTACTTTCCGCCCTTTCAAATATGACGAGGATTGTATCTATGATTATTCAGCGTATGCTTCTGGGAAGAGGTGACAGTACGGCGGGAGTGGAGTCGTGGGACTTGGGCTATACGATAGCTGAGGATGCTCCTTTCAAATCTATATATATTCCTATATGGACGAGTCATTACGTAAATACGGACAAGGTTATTATAGACTGGGGTGATGGCTCTACGTCTGTTGTCAAAGGGGCATATAGTGGCGATGACCTGAATGATTTGAATCCTGAGTTCGTTCATACATATGCTTCCGCGGGTTCGTACAGGGTGAAGATTTACGCTCTCCCTGCTACGTGGTCTCGCACGGAAGTAGGTCAGAGCGTCAGTCCTAACTATGGATATACTATTAATCTGACTACGATATATAATGCCATGCCGGTTATCAGGGGCGCATATGTTACGTACAGTGATTCCACCGCTACCGGTAAGCGTATGGATAATCTGTTTTATGGATGTTCGGCGCTGACTTCCATACCTTCAGATTTGTTTAGTAACAATACTGACGCTGAGACATTTAACTCAACTTTTCATGATTGCAGTTCCCTCAGCCTTACGAATGACCTGCTTCTTTTCTCTGGGTGCAGTGCGGCCAAAGAGTTCAGATATACTTTTTGTGGTGTGAAAGGCGGCGTGATAAGCACGGACTTTTTTGCGGACTGTGTTAATGCCACAAGGTTTGACTGCTGCTTTAGCGGTTATACTGCTAACCAGAATCCTGTATGGTTTCCGAATGCTTATCCTACAAGCGATGGGCTCATGCAGGGTCTTTTCCGGAACACTTCCGCAGAGTCGCTTATGGGGACGTTTGCTTTTTCTTCTGTACCCAATATTCTGGGACTTTTTGATGGGTGTTCCAAACTGAAGAATATCAACTCCTGTTTTTATTCTGCCGCTATTGGGGAGTTTTACGCATTCGAGCAACTATACGATGGGCAGCCTGTTAAGTATAATTGGTATAATCTGTTCGATGATTGCGTGAATCTCGTTGATATAACGGGACTTTTCTTATTCGCAAAGGTTCCTTCTCGTACATTCATGTCTCCAAATGATATTGATATAGAAAGCAAGTGGTATTATAAGGCGATGGCATATCCTGTTCTGCGGTTCGCCAACAGTCCGAATATCAACTATGCTGACAATGTGAGCGGGCTTAATCTGGCCGGAGAGACCACGCCGGGACGTGGAACGTTCGATGTCATCTGGCTCAGTACCGGACCCGCTACGTTCAAGCAGAATGCGAATCACCCGCTTCAGGGGGATAATATGCAGACTGTACCCCCCGGCATTGCTATTCATCTGGCTGGGTCTCCTGTGAAAACACTGTCTGGTAGCAGAAATGCTTTCATTGTTGTTCCCTCTGGCTCTAGTATGGAGACTCATTACAAAAGTGGTACGGTTTCTGATATGTTGAGTCAGATAAAGACTATTGCGATTGTGAATGGGTAGTAGACTATGCGTAATACTATCAAGCCTATACAGTTGTACAGGGGTACAACGCAACAGCATAGTGACTACGCTGGTCCTGTTGGGGAGATTACCGTTGATACAGAAAAATACACTGTTGTAGTACAGAATGGTGTTACCGGTGGTGTGCCTCTCGCCCGTGAGGATACGGTTGTCTCTCTGACTAACCGAATTGCCGCTGAGGAGAGTGCCAGAGCGACTGCTGATACTACTCTTCAGAATAATATAGCCAGTGAGGCTTCTGCCAGAAAAGCCGCTGATACTGCCCTTCAGAAGAGTATTATCAATGAGGCTTCTGCCAGAGAGACTGCTGATAATGCTTTTCAGAAGCAGATTGATGACGCATATGCGGCCATTAGCGCGGAATATATAGAGGCAGGGGGCACACTCGATGGATGACCATACTCTGCAACAGGTTATTGACCTAGCTGTCAAAACTGCTGTACTTAAGGCGAAAAAGGAAGCAATTCTGGAATATCGTCCGATTGGCTCATATTTCATAACGGAAACCGAGGATGACCCTAATATACTTTTCGGGGGTGGGTGGCAGAAGTTAACTGGTAGATATGTTCTACAGTGTTCTGATGCTAACCATAAAGCTGGTACCACGGTAGAAGCGGGATTGCCGAATATCATGGGTCAGGCGACATTCATAAACTCTGATGGCATAGATACTACTCAATTTCCAGATAGAGGAGCGCTTTATTGGGGAAACTACGCTTATAATATCAGGATGCAAACGACTAGCGGTACAGGGAAACGAGACCTCCTGATTGACGCCTCCCGTTCCAACTCCATATACGGACGCAGTGATACAGTCCAGCCGCCCGCACGAATTGTAAATGTATGGAAGAGGGTTTCGTAATGAATTTAGTAGAATACACAATCACATGCCGCCTTATAAATCAGTTTACGCTTGGCAGAGAGTGAAATAGGAGGATACAATGGAAGATTGGAAGCAGAGAGTGGTTGATGAGTACAGACAACTGTATGGTCGGTACGAACGACTGTCAGCTATGATAGCCAAATATGAAGCTGGCACGCTTCCGTTCACACCGAACTGTCCCATATGTCTTCTGCGAATGCAGGCCGATACAATGCGGAAGTACCTTGACATCCTTGAGATACGGGGCAAAATTGAGAAAATTAATCTGGTTGATTAGCACGCTGGCTACGTTGTGTTATAGGGGGATAGAGATGCTCATACAGAGGATGATGCCGGGTGGCAGTACAGATACGGATATAATGATTGTTGACTGGGAGGATGGCACTTCCACTATAGTTATTGGTTCTGGTCTCAACCCTCTGTTTGTCCACACATGTAATTACCTATGTTGTACCCTCTGGATGCACAATAATAAGCAGATACCCCAATAAATACGCAGTAGTGGCGGATAACTAATCATGTTAGCACAGTATCGATGGGCGTCTCTTGCTCAGGACCTTGCCGTTATGCAGGTTCCGGATACACCTATTACGGAACTTGACACTATTTATAATACCTATAATATATCCGAAAAAGACCTCCAGAAGATTCTTATTGTTCCTGAATTTCAGGACATGTATAGGAACTCGCTGGAACAGCTCAGAGCCAAGGGAAGCAGAGCCGGGTCTATGTACAGAGCGGGGACGCTCTCACAGGCGCTTGCGGAAAAGCTCTTCCGGGACGCGGTGAATGAGAACATGAAACCCGCTGAAGCATTGAAGCTCCTTGAACTCCTTTATAAAGTCTCCGGTTCCATGAATACAGAACAGCAGGTAGTTAATACGCAGGTTAATGTAGGTGTGGCCATCCCTGTACCGGAAGGGATGAAGAACCACAAGCTCGACCACCTCAGGAGCGCGAATGTTTAACTACGTTCCATCCCCTACAGGTCTGAGATTTCACGAATCTGACAAGTATATAAAGATGCTCTGCGGCCCTTATGGCAGTGGCAAGTCCTGCTGTTGCGCCATGGACATTCTTTACTATGCCTGTGCCCAGCCTGTAGCTAAGGATGGAATGCGTTACTCCCGTGTTGGTGTCATCCGTTCCACGTATCCTGAACTTACCTCCATGACCCGCAAGTCCCTTCTTGAGGTACTGCCCCGGGAATGCGGCGATATTACTGGCGCAGTAGCTCCTCTTCGCGGTGTCTATCTTATCCCTCTACAGGATGGCACTACGGTCAATCTTGAGCTTAACCTGTTCGCCCTGAAAGGCCCTGAGGATTGCAGTAAGATTCTTTCTGCTAACTGGACTTTCGCGTGGATAAATGAAGCGACCGGTGTTTCACCGGAAGTCTTTGCCGCTGTACAGACCCGTATCGGGCGTTTCCCCTCTCAGGATTTGGGCGGCGTAAACTGGGGTGGGATTATCATGGATTTCAACCAGCCTGAGCACGACTCATGGCTGGACGTGTACATGAAAAATCCCGAGCCGAACTGGCTTGTTGTGAAACAGCCCCCTGCGGCTCTGCGCCGGTTTGACGAGAACGGGAAGAAGTATTTTGACGTAAATCCCGATGCGGAGAATCTCCGTAATCTGGGTGCCAAAGAAGAAGGCGACCCCGAGGATATGACGCCTGAAGAGCGGGGTATGCGGTACTACCGCAACCAGATACAGACCCTGCTCAAGAACGGGCGTGTTGATGTTGTAGAGAACCAGTACTGTCTTCTTGACGTCCCTGTTGTGGAAGGCAAGCCAGTATTCTCCAACTTCTCCCCCTCCCGCCATATTGCAGACCACGAACTCACGCCCATGATGTTTCATGAGGTTGTGCTTGGCGTTGACCAGTCTGGTATTCACCCCGCCGCGGTTATACTCCAGAATCAGGACGGCAAATGGTGTGTACTGGATGAGCTGTTCGCTGACAATGAAGGGTTTGAGAACTTCCTTTACGGTATGCTGATACCGCTTCTCCGCGGCAAATACCATACGAATCCTGTTGTAGCGGCCATTGACCCGTCCAACCAGCGGGACTCATGGACAGGCATTACTCCCCGACAGCGTTTTGAGGAAGCCGGCATACCTGCTGTTACTGAGATTACAAACTCTCCGAAGGCCCGTATTCAGGTTGTGGAGCACATGCTCAACCTTGATACAGGCGGTCTTCTCATAAGCCCATCCTGTAAGAACATCATTAATGGGTTTACGCATGAGTACCGGTACAGGAGGCTGAGAGCCAGTGGTTCTATCGGTACGGTGTATACCCCCCAGCCTGAAAAGAACGAAGCGTCACATTATCAGGATGCCCTTCAGTATGCGGCCCTGCTTATACAGAAGGGCATTGATTACACTGATGATGACCTTTCCGATGTAGCCCGTAAATTATCTGAGAGCAGAAATGTTCTCCGTAGGATTATCTAATAATGGCAGATGAAACTGTTTCCAGTACAGACAGCAATGGTATAGACTGGCTCAGGGAGATTGAGGATATTCCCTCTAATGTCTCTGACAGGCTGGGCAAAGAGGTTCTCCGCAGATGGAACGGCGCAGTCCTGTGGCAGAGTACCGAGCGTGTCAACGGCAAAGGGCTCAGGGATGTGCTCCGTGAATGCTGGGAACAGCAGAACGGGGTTTTGTCCTGTTCAGACCAGCAGATAGCTGACGCTCTCGGGGTTAACGCCATAGTTAACCTTACTGCGCTTAAGACTGGTATAGCGAATGCTTATCTTAGTGACGCATTAATCAGCAGTACATTAACGCTTCCGTGGGTTATCATGGCCACGCCGAGGCCGAGCATCTCTCCGGGGTCCCGTGAGATGCTTCTTACCGTTCTGAAGCAGGGGTTCTTTGAGAACCGTTTTCAGGACGGTACACAGATGGTTGATTTCATCCGCCGCGGGAAACAGCTTCTCCTGCGTCATGAGAAGGAAGAAGCGGATAAAGCGGCTAATGAGATGATGTCCCTGCTGGAAGACCAGTGCGCTGAAGGCGGGTTTAACAGGGCGCTGTCTGACTTCCTCCATTACTTTACGGTATATCCCTACTCGATTTTTACCGGCCCATATATTACGAGAAGCCCCCGTCTGACGTGGGGCAGGAACAAACCCAGAGTACAGACGGAAGTGCTTCCTGTATTCCGCTCCATATCTCCGTTTGATTTTGCCTATTCTCCTGACAGTCCGGATACCCAGCGGGGAACCTGTGTGTTTACCCGCACGCTCTGGACACGCAAGGAGCTTCTTGATGCGGGCAAGCTCAGCTCCTACATATCTGAGAATGTTCTGGATGTACTGAAGAAAGCAGATACGAATGATGAGTTCAATCTGAACTGGCTGACCAGAGAGCCCAATTCGGAAAAGCGAGACCTTGCCCTGTGGGCATCCAACGTTGCCCCTATTGAGGTACTGACTCATTACGGTATCATGTCCGGACGGGAACTGGCTGAGTACGGGTTCCACAGTCTTGACCGCAGTGAGTTCTACAACTGCGAGATTTCCATGGCCGGGTACAAGGTATTGCAGGTCAAGGTCAACTCCGACCCGCACATGCAGACCCGTCCTATTTACACGTCCAGTTTCTATCGTACCGGAGGCGACCGTATCGCCGGAGACGGTATCGCCCAGCGCATCCGTGACGTGGAACGGGCGTATCATTCCTGTCTGATATATCTGATGCGCAATGCCGCCAATGCCTCTGCCCCTATGTGCGAGGCCGATTACAGGCGGCTTATGAAATACATGAAGGATACTGACCTTGGTACTATTGTACCGGGGACGATGTATCTTTCTGATTCTGACCCGTCAGGCGGGAGCAATCCGGCCCTGAGGTTTTTCAATATCCCCTCCAATCTTCCGGCTTACTCACAGCTTCTGGAGATGTTCATCCAGCTGGCTGACAGAGTAACGAACATTCCGGCGGCTCTGCATGGTGAGGCTGTAGGCTCGGGCGCGATGCGCACGTTCCGCGGTATGTCTCTTCTTCAGGGCAACGCTACACGGGCCCTGCATGCGGCGGTAGGGAATATTGACAACAATGTGTTCGCCCCGCTCGGTGAGCTCATGTACAACATAAATATGCTGTACGCGTCCGACTCATCGGTAAAGGGTGACGTACAGATAGTCACCAAGGGTGCGGAAGGCCTGCTCCAGAAAGAGACAGAAAAGCAGAACGCTATGGAGATGCTTCAGGTTATAGGCGCTGTAGGCGGTTCCCTCTCCGGCGCTGTTAATCTGACTCCTGTTGTGGGCTGGGCTGTAAAGAAACTCTTCGGAGCGATGAATATTCCGGATGATGTTCTTGAGCAGATGAACGCTCCTGTACAGGGAGCGGCCCCGCAGACAGGCAACGGACAGAGCGCCGGACAGGGCAACGGTATGATGCCGAACTCTAATCCCGCGCCGGATTCTCCTGCCGGGGCTGGTGTTGCGCATGATACAGGAGGGCACGTTGAGGCTTATTAAACCATGGACTCCCGCTCCCGGAGAACGCGGGTACAGGTTTGTTAAATGGTTCTGTGACAATATCAACTTTTGCCACGGGTACTATTACGGCACGGATACCCCGAAGCCGGAAAACAGGGTTTATAATTTCCTGTACAAGTATTGGACTTTCCCGTTTGAACAGCCGGACTGTATCTGCTGCAACACTGTCAGAGGGCTGATTTACGGTGGTATTATCGGATTTATTCTGGGGAGACTTATATGAACAAACTCTGGCAGAAGAACAACCGCACTATGTACTCCAGTGTTTTCAATGTGCCTGCCGGTTACTGCGTCACATTGTTTGCTACTGGTCTTTTGGATGAGAAAGTCAGGCAGTCAGCCAAGGAATTTACTGTACCTCAGATTATATGTGTGAGACGTCTGGTTCTTGAATACACGAAAGAACAGGTAACTCCCTGCAAGGGTTGCTGTGGTTTCATTTTCGACCTTGCCAATGTAAGGGCTGATGTAATTAATGATGAGCTTGTTTCAACCTGCGGACGCCCGTGGCAGCTTGACCCCTGCCGTAATATTGGCATAATTGGTGTACCGGGTACATATAGACTGCATATTAATGATGCAACGGCGGTTGGTGTAGCTCAGGTATATGCAGATTGGTACAGAGCCAGTCAGATTCCCTCACAGGTTGAAAGCCTGTTCTTTATTTAGGAGACATATATGGGTAACGCTTGTGGTGAAACGAAATACGCCGAAGACGGCGTTATTAACAGAACTACACTGACCAACTCGCAGGTCACTAACTCTGATATACAGAACTCTACGCTGACTGCCTGTACCATCAAAGAGCTTACAGCTATTGATGATGCTTCCGCCGAGAAAATAGCTGACGCTATTTCCGGACTGGACAGCAAACAACTTTTGAGTCTTGCGACTGCTATACAGGATGCCTTTGCTCCTGTCGAAGGAGACGAGCCAGATTCCATCTCCGGGCCGGAAGTGCCCACTACTATTATTGGGCTCAGGGATGCCCTGCTTGGCAGGCCGTCCGGCTGGGGCCGGTTCGGTTCGTATGTTGTACCGCTGTATAAGTAGGAGTAATAACCATGACAGTTAAGGATAAGAAGAATGGCAAAGTGTCAGAAACCGAAGGTAAGCGGGGCGAAAAAGTCTCTCCCTCCATTCATGAAAGGAAAGAAAAGCCAGCTGAAAAAGCCGAAAAAGTAACCAGGCACAATCACATGCGTTCTATCCTTAAACAGTATTACAACTATTAGGTTACTACGCTATGTCTGTTATAATCGACCTTTCGGCAAACAGGAATTATGAGGCGAAAATCGCCAACCCGAAGATGACTCTTCAGAACAATCCGCTGGCTTACCCAGTTGACCCTATGAGGGGCATCAAGGATTATAATTTCGACCGTCTTATGAAAGACGCCAGCCTTCGTTCGTGTCCGGTACGGGGTAAGGAGTACTCTGCTATTATGGATACGAGATACAAGGGAGAATAGTTATGGCTTGTTCCCGTTGCGGCGGAAACCGCGTCACCCGTCAGACTCCGCCCCCGTCTGTTACTTCCCGTCCCGGTACTGTGGCCCCCATTCCCGGGCGCAAAACGGCGAAGGAAATTATCACAGGTGTGAAGTATGTTCCCACCCGAGGCGGAAAATAACCCTATACGTGAGCTTGCCCGTCAGCTCAAGTCAGACGCGTATCTCAAGGAAACGCTCCTTGCGTTCCTTGCGCATATTCGTGAGGGGCTGGAAGCGGATTTTGTCCTTGCCGCGAAGGCCGGCGTGATGCACCCGGATAAACTGCAAAACGCCGCCATGCAGCTTGGCAGGGTTAACGAAATCAGATCCTTGGAAGAAATGATTTACGGTATGGAATAATAAGGAGCGTTTATGTCAGGATTCGACAAAGTACCCACTAATCCGTATCAGGAAAGGGCCGAAGCATTCAGAAAACAGAATGAGCCGGGTGGAACCAATCCTCCGACCCAGACGACAGACCAGCAGACCGCCCCCGCGCAGCCCGCGGGTGTCCAGCCTGCTCCTGTACAGCAGCCGGTTAATCCCCCGTCTGCTCCTGTACAGCAGCCTGCTCCTGTACAGCCTGTAGTTACTCAGTCTCAGAATGCCGGCGCTTACTATGACCCTGCTCTTATTCAGAATCTGGCATATGAGCGTGACCAGCTCAGGCAACAGCTCGCTGCTGACCAGCAGAAGATGGCAGACCTTCAGAAGTCCGCTGATGAGCTTAACGACCTCAGACGCAGGGCCAGTATCAGGGCTGACATCCAGCAGCAGGCCATTGACGATCTTGAGTCTGTGAGCCCTGAGGATTACACGGCTATTGTTGAATCCGCTACCAATCTGGCCATGGCTCAGACAGAGCCGCTTAAGAAAGAGCTTGAACAGCAGAGGAAAGAGCTTGAGGAGCGTACCAGGTATAATCAGCAGATGCTTGAGAATACCCGCAAGGACCTTCTCAACGCCCGTATCTTTGCCGCTCATCCTGACTTTGCCCAGATGGTCGACACTCCCGAGTACCGAAACTTCATGGCCCAGCGTGACGGTCTCAGTTCTGAAACCCGAGACGCCCGTGCCAGCCGGGAATATCTCAACGGCAATACTGACTACGTTATCGACCTCCTGAACCAGTTCAAGCAGAGTCGTAACAACGCCGTAGGTGTTGCTACTGTACCCCCCGTGCAGGTGGCTCCCGGTGCCGCACCTGCGGCGGCGCAGACTACTCCAACCCGCTACACCCTGCGGGAACTCAACAACCTGTTTCAAACGAGGCAGATTTCCGCTGAAGAGTACAGGAAACTTCTTCCTGAAGCCCGCAAGGCAGCTGTCGAAAGTCTGTCATCCATGTCTTAGGAGAATAATTTATGCCTATGTTTCCCAGTGCGTCCGGTTATACCGGAATGGAAGCAACCCCGCTTGCCCGAATTGGGTACAGCGACATTATCCTTTCCAAAATTTATGAGGAAGACTGGCTTCCCCGTATTACCAACTCTGAGCTTCTTGAGCCTGTTACGCAGTGCAACCAGATTATTCAGCTTATGCGCGCTCCGGAAGTCGGGCCTATGCGTTCCTATCAGAAGAACCAGCAGCTTGTTCCCAATACCGTTACTACGGAAGCGCGCTGTCTTCAGATTTGCTTCGCCTCTTATCAGGATATTAAGTTCGACTCTCTCGATGTTAAACAGGCCTGTGACCGCTGGGCTGATTACGAAGAGAAGCTCCTTGAAGCTATCTACCAGTCCTATGTTGATGAGCAGAGGCGTTTCGTTCTTGGCCGCATGATGGCTCAGGTTTCCCCTCTTACCTCTCTCAGCGCCGCTGGCCGTCTTCATGACATCAACCTTGGCGCTCCGGGTAATCCTGTGCATGTCACCCCGAAGAATCTGCCTGTGGTGCTCGCCAATCTCCAGCGTGCCCTGATTGAGCAGAAGCGTTGGGTTGACGGCGGTATGTTCATTATCGTGCCGCCTATCCTCCGTACCTACCTTGCCATGAGCAATTACGCTAACTCCGAATGGAGCTGTAAGTGCGGCGGTATTGTCTCCGGTATGTGGGACCATGAGCTCTTTGGCTTCCAGCCTATTGAGTCTATTCATGTTCCGGTTCGCCGTGACGAATCCGGTGCCCTGTCTTTCTACATTATCGCTGGCAACAAGGACGCTACCGCCTATGCCAGCAATATCATTGAGTCCCGTCTGATTACCAACGACCCGAACAGCTTTGGTATCCGGTATCAGTTCCTCGCCGCTTGGGGTGCGGAAGTTATCTATCCCGAAGCCCTCGCTATGGGTTATTGGACTTTCGACCCTATTAACTAGTAGGAGTAGTGAATTATGGCAGTTATTAATCTTGCCCGTGGCGGTATGCCTGATTTCAAAGGCTGGTTCTGTGATGGCCAGTCCGCGGAATTTACTCCGCCCTATGACGCCCCCCATACGGAGTTTACCCCGCCTTTTGACTCTCACGCTGATGCCGCTATGGGTCAGGGGTTCCTCAACCTCCAGTTCCCGCTGGTTCCGAATCTGAATGATACCGTTGGCCACCGCTGGATGCAAAACCTGCTTAAGGGCGTTAAGGTCGTGGGTGATGTTGTTCTGACCAACTGGGTTCCCCAGCGTGCCTATCTGGACTCCGTGTATTACGAAGTCACTAAAACTGATGCTTCTCTCGGTGGTGTGTATCTCGCTCCCGTTGCGAAACGTGCTGTCTGGAACTTCACTACCGAGGAGTGGGAATATAAGGATGTGGCTGAGTTCGCGGACGCTATGACCGCGGCTAAGATTACCCAGTTCCCTGTCGGTACTCCGCAGGACGGCGATAAGCTGTACGGGTTCACCCGTCTGACGAAGCCGCTTGCTACCTTCGGCCACAATATTGTCGAGCGTGATGCTACCGGAAAGCCCATTGCTGGTTATGATGACGCTTTCGGTACTGTTATGCTCGGCTTCAAGGTTGCCGCTGGCGACCCTGACAAGATTGCCACCCTGTGGAAATCCACGTTCGCCCTGTACTTCTCTTCCAAGCTGCTGGCTTTTGAGGGCAGTACTCAGATTGGCTAAGGGGGTTTGTTATGGCGCGTACTTATACGGGCCCGGCTTCCAAAGATACCGTGAAAGGCGGGAAGAAATTCCCGCTTAAGAAGGTTGGAAGCGACCACAGTATTGACCTGACCATGACCAACGGTACTGACAAGGCGCGTGGTATTATCATGCGCACCAAGTGGAGTCAGGGCGTCCATGGTGGTTTCACTCCTGCCACGGAGAAGTCTGTTAAGGGACAGAAGCCCAGTTCCGTGGCGAAGTAGTATATAATAAGGAGCGGTAGTCATGAATCAGAACGCAACTACAGTTGGGAATCAGGACGTTTCCACTGTGTTCAACCTCAATTCCGAAGAACGGGCCGGTTTTCTCGAACATCTCGGGGTTAAGAATGCCACACCTCCGCTGGCGCATTCCCCCTGTCTGAAGAATAAGAAGACCGGCATTATCCTCCCATGGAACCCGATGCTCGCGGAGCAGAGGGATATACTGGAATGCTGTGATGAGCAGGGCAATACTGACCCTGCGGCATGGCAGGACAAAGTACAGGAGGACAGTTCCGAGGATGAAAGGGAACTCATGGCTGCCGCTCTTAATGAGGCTACATCCCGTCAGAATCAGATTGCGCAGGAAGGTATGAGCTCGTTCCGTTCTACCATGAAGAAGATGGACCAGCCTGCGCAGTCTGACCAGTACGGGGATGAGGCTGTGCCTTACGAAGATATTGAGAAACTGATGTCGAAAGCGGAGTTCTGATGACAGTACAGGATATAATCGGGGATGTCTCCCGTGACCTGAATGACCAGGAACCGGGGTATGAATACACACGCTGGTCTGTTGCTCAGCTTCAGTCCTATCTTTCTGAAGCGCTTATCAATGACAGCTACCTTCTCAAAGACCTGTTCCATACAGAGAAAATTGTGCGGCTCATGCCCGGCGGTGACTGGCAGAATGTCTGTGACTGCTCCGAGATTATCCGTATTGTTGGGGAATGTACTGAGACCGGTGAAGTGTACCGGTATCTCACCCGTACATATGATGACGAAAGGCTCAACTGGCCGGGGTCTGTATATCCAAACTGTATAAACCCCGAGACAGATGAGCCTTTCTCATATGTCATAAGCTCAGTAGACATCAGCAGATTCAAAGTCATGCCTCCGGTTGCTCCGGGGCAGAACCGGTATGTTCTTGTGCAGTGCTACACAATGCCGACCGGACGTTCTCTTAGTGAATCAGTACCGGATGAGATGGTTGCTATTGTCAAGCAGTGGATGCTTTACAGGGCGCTTATCATGGATTCCGAGAACTCACCCACTATCAGTACTATAGCCGGAACGCACCTGACTACACATGACAACCTGCTGAAACGGGCTGTAGACCGCAGAGAGAAGGAGAAAGCTGAACGTGAGCGAGACGCAGATAATTTACGAGCCGTTCAAAACCAGACCGCTCGATAGTTTTCTGGAAGAGCTCCGGTTTGAGTATCCTACTCTTCCCGCCCAGCTCTTCCAGTTCTACTTACTGAAAGCTGCAAGAAACATGGCCCGTCAGGGCAACCTGATACGCCGTCGCGCGGCAGTTAATCTGGAACCATGTATCACCAGATACCGGCTGGAATCCCCGGATGGACTGGAGATATGTGGTATCCTGCGTTCATATATCATTCCGTGCGGCTGTTGCGGCGGACATGACGCCAGAGAGACTTTCACTCTGCCGCAGGGGTGCACTCCCTTCCGTAGGGAGATTGTCTGGTATGATGACCTTGAGAAGGTACTGCACGTCAGACACCCGAACAGCCCCGGACGTCTTCTCGCGGAGCTGGCCGTTATGCCGGGACAGGATGCCTGTGAGCTTCCTGACGTCCTGTACACTGACTGGCTGGATACTCTGCTTATGGGCGTGCGGGCCTACATAATGCTTATACCGGCCCGGCCATGGACAAACATCCAGATGGGACGGGCGTATATGACTGAGTTTGAGAAACGCACATCAGCCGCCGCTATGGAGACAGCAACGCACAAAATGCGCGGAAGTATCCATATGCAGTTTGGGAGAGTAATGTAATGTCTGACTGTACCCCCAGAATCACGCCTCAATGTGACGGAGAGATTACTTCCGCGAAAGAGGAAGGTGCCTGTCCTGACTGGAGTATGTGTCTTCCTTTCGGGGGCAGGATGTATTCCCGTGAAGGATGCGTCCGTGTGGAGAAAGGCACCCCTCCCGCAGACGGCGTGTATGACCGTGTTGTCATACAGAACGGATGTATCGTTTCTCTGGAAGGCAAACAGCTCCCTATTTATAATCCTCCTACCTGCGCTCCTGAGCCCTGTTCCTGCTCTGACAGCGGCGGTGGAGGGTCTGCTAATATTTCTTCTCAGGCGGGAAACCTGACGCGGACGGATACGACAGGGGCGCTTCTGACCACGCTCAGCGCTCAGGCCGGAGATGGTATTGCGATACAGGGTACAGGAACCCAGCGTGACCCGCTGATTATATCCTCCAACCCTGACCCGTCTGAAGCGTTTGTTGTCAGCGCCGGTAACTCCGGTATCAATGTGTCCGGTTCCGGTACAAGGGAAGACCCTGTTAAGGTGTCTCACTCCGAGGAAGGATACGAGGGTTATATCAACGGGATGTCATTTGACCAGTACGGGCATCTCACTGGTTATACCGCTCCCTCCACGGTCAGTACGGTTAATGGCGTTATTGGTCAGGGACATATTAAGGCTGACCTTGCCACGTCCACGGGTGTTGTTACGCTCAATATCGCTGACCCTATGTTCAACCGTGCTGGTGAGTACAGGCTCGGCGGTTTTGACGTCACCCTTGATGACAAGAACTTTGTCACGAATATTGTACAGAAAATATCAGTAACGCCCGGTGAGAGATATATGGGCGTACAGCGTGTGACTCTCACAGAGTCCGGTACGCTTACTGAAATAGTAGATACATCGGCATCGGAAATACTTGTTTATGACCATGCGTCCAAGCGTTTCCCCGCAGGGACGAAATCCGACGCCTATGTTATAACGTTTGACCTTGCCCGTATCGGCTCTTTCCGTATCCGGTACAGAGACTGCAAGCGTCCGACTACAAGCGACCCCTCTGGAAAGACCACGGTTACGCCTATCCGCGGTACTATCTATGTTGATGGCAAAGCTGTCGATACTGATGTAGTTATGGACAATGAACTTACAGCCCTGACTACAGCCCGTTACGGCCTCGGTAATCACACAGTACAGGTTATCGGGGATATGAACGGTGTGGGTTACATGGATATTGAAGTTGTGACGGCCTACTAATGCAGACAGCAATTACACAGTTTGGCGGTATTGTCCCGCGTACTCCGGAGCATAGTCTGGCTGTCACGCAGGCCACACTGGCACTGAATGTCAACCTGCGCAGGGGACAGCTCGAACCTTGGCGTGAGCTCTGTAAGTACAAAGACGTACCCTCCACAGCCGTATCCCTGTATATGTACGGGCACTGCCTGTATACATGGGACAATATTGTTTCCGTAGCTGAGCTTTCTCCCGAATGGCAGAGGCTGTACATCACGGGCAACAGTGACAGCCCACAGGTGATGGTGCGCGGCAGTTGCTGTGATATGACCTACTACAGGCTCGGGGTTCCTACCCCTCCTGTACCTCCTCACGCTTCCGCACAAGAGATGTGCGGACGAGCTTCAGATACCCGCTCCTATGTATATACATGGGTTAATCAGTGGGGAGAAGAATCAGCTCCGTCTCCTGCCAGCAATCTGGTTATGGTTGCTGACGGAACTTCTGTTTCTGTGACAGGCATATCCCTCCCGCCTGACGGGTATGGGATTGTCAGTGCCAACCTGTACAGGAGCTCTACCGGCTTCCGCCCTGTAGACGGCAAGACCCAGACCCCGCTTACTGACTATCTGTTTGTAGCGACTATCTATTTCCCGTCAGTATCCTATACCGATACGGTTCTCACAAAAAAGCTGGGCATGCCGCTTGATACTGTGGATGTCACACCCCCGCCGGACAGACTTCAGAATATCACGGCTGTTGAAGGTGTCATCCGTCTGGCCGGTTCCGTAGCTAACAGGGTATATCTCTCAGAGAACTTCCAGCCTTATAACTGGCCTGTTAAATATGAGCTGACTCTGGACAGCAGTGTCATTCACATGAAGTGCCTTGACCAGAAGCTCTACGTAACGACCTCTACGACACCCTACATTATTGACGTATCCAGCTGTGACGATACGAAGTGTACTCCTGTAACTGACATTGGCAGACCGCTTCCGGATATATCCTGCGGGCACTATAACAGCGCCATCATTACACCGTTCGGACTTATCTATTCATCCGACCCCGGCGTTATCCTGATTGACCCGTCCGCGCGCTGGCATATCCTGACGTCCAAATGGCTCACTGCTGAACAGTGGCATCAGCTCGCCCCTGAGACAGCACGGTTTGAGTACTGGAACGGCTACCTTTTCATCGTTACAGACGAGACAAGTTTCATCCTTGATATAGACGGCGACCCATACGGGGATGTCAGGGGCATGGAGCTCTCCAATATTTCCGATGCTCCTATAGCTATGCAGGCCACCAATACGGGCCAGCTGATGTTCCTACAGGACAGCGCAGTATGGTTCTGGGATAAGAGCGACACGTTCAGACCGTTTGAGTGGAAGAGCAGAGAGCTGTACAGTCCCGGTACTGAAACTATAAATAAGCGCTCATTCTACAGTCCTGCCGCGCTCCGTCTCCGTTCTGTACAGACATTTGTACGTGTGGAAGATGACCATGGTCATACAGTGTATGAGCGTACTATCTCGGGCGACAAGCCTGTAAGACTCCCCAAATGCGGGAGGCACCTCAGTTACAGACTGTACTTTACAGGTACAGAGACAGTAGAGTTCGCCGAACTCGGAACGGCTATAATCGCCAAATAGACATGTTCTTGGTATTTTAATATTATGCTGTCAGGAGCAGATTATGAGAGTAGACATTCTTGAACCTGATATAGACCTTAACAAAGCCATTGATACTCTGGGCCGTGTACTGGGGCCCATGCTTGGCAAAGCATGGGAAAACAAGCGTAAGGCCTATGATGACAAGCCGTTCAATCTCAATGTCAATGTGTTTACCCAGCTCTGGATAAACAAGGACATGAAGATTTTTGTCGCCTATGATGATAACGACAACAATAATGTTGTCGGGTTTCTCACCGGTACCGCGTACCGGCCTATGCAGTATAGCGCCCGTGTTTTCCAGATACAGGACTGGTACACTGGCAACAGACCTGAAGTAGAGAAGGCCCTGTTCAGTTTCCTTTCTGAGGCTGTGAAATTTCTCGGGACTGATGAAATCCTTATCTCCAATACTGAGGGTGAGGGAATCCCGAATATTCCGGGAAACTGGAAAGAGGAAACTGTCATTACAACGCGCAGGTTCGTTAAGGTGCAGTAATGTACGCCGATGACCTTGAATGCAATCCGAAGCACGGTACGAACGACCAGCAGTATGGGCTGTTCGCTAATATCCTTGCTGACGCCGCTATTCTTTCCGCGGCCTACAACTCCGCACGGGCTGTAGATATTGCAACAAAGGAATGGAACATGGCCAAGAAGTACTGGCGTATCGCCCGTAACTGGCTTGACCATTACAAAGATTACTACGCTCCTGTCGAAGATCAGGAGATAAACGAAGCGCTTAATATTCCGGCTGAAACACCCCAGTATGACGCTACCGAAGGACGCGCCAGAACCGCGGCCATGCTTCAGTTCCGCGGTCAGCTTAGGAAGAGCATGCGCTGTACATCACGGTACTGTACAGGACTCCGTAAGGATATGCTTGCCAATATTCTCTCCGCTCAGGCTGACGCTCTGAGCCTTGCTGAGGGTCTTGGGTACAGGAACGAACGTGCCTATCTGGAGTCTCGTGATGACGTGCGGTTCAGCAAGATGCTGAACACGGCCAAGCGCGGGCGTGATATTATAGCTGACAACGTGTCCCTGATTAAGACCTCTGCCGGTATCTATGGCAACCTGTACAATCAGGCGTGGGAAGGACTGGCCGGAGCAGGACAGTATCTTGGCTACTCTGCCAACAGAAACACGCCGTCTTATCCGACAGAATACCTGTCCCGTACTGACATTAACCTTGGCTACACACGCAGTGCCGTAAGAGGTGAGGTACGGGGAGCGATTGAGGATACAGCCGCTGCCAATGAGTCACTGCTGAAGGAGAGCTTCTAATGCCTGAATGTACATGCGCAGACCCTACCGCTGTATCCAATGCTATCAATCAGCAGAGCAGTAATATCTCCTCCAGTGTCAACGCTCACGGCCAGACGCTCGACCAGACTCTCTATGGTCAGACGCTCCGTGCCGGTACTACAGGAGGCAACTCCCGTTCTACCGGTACAGGACAGGCCAGCCACGGCGCTATAGGGCCGCTCCGGTTCTGTAACTGGGCCGCTCCTGAATACGGCCCTGAGGGTGAGAACCTCCGTACTCTGGCGTTTAAGGGCGCGGCTCTGGCTATTGCCATTGCTAATGGCATAGCACAGGGACAGATAGCTGACATGCAACAGGACTTGGCCAATTCCTATTATGATATGGCCAAGTACAAGTGGGACAGGTTCAGCAGGAAATATGTGCCGCTGGAAAAGAAACTGCTCAACGAGGTAAGCTCCGAACCTGTACGGACACTACAATGCGGCAGTGCGCGCAACAGGGCTGATTCCTCCGTGAACAGCGCTTACAACGAAGCGGAAATATACCTGTCGCAGAAGGCGAAGCAGTTCCATCTGTGCATGGACAGCTCATTAATGGGCAGTTTCAGCCACAGGAAGGCGCTGGCTCTGGCGGATACGGCGAACTACAACCTTGCTGATGACCAGTGGTACACCGACTACAAGAACGACAAGCGCTGGAACCGCCGCAGTTCTGTACTCAATCTTGGCCGCAACCTTGGTTCTGAAGCAACCAGCTACGGCGATGTGGCACGCTCCCTCATGGGCAACGTCAGCTCCCAGATTGAGAATGCCGCCAAGGGCCTGATGTCCGCTCTTGGCTATTACGGCTCCCGTAACGACACATATTACCCAACTTCATATCTGGGGCAGACAAATGCCCCGCTTGCTAATATAGGCACTATGGCCGGCAATGGCGCGCAGTCCGCTCTGGACGCCAGCTCGGCTCTGGATGCCAGCCGATAAGGAGACAGTTATGGCTTTTCTCGGCAATCTCGGTTCAGTAGTCGGAGCGCTTGGGTCTCTGCTTCCCGGCTATATGCAGGGTGAGCGTCAGGCTGTACAGGACAACTGGGCCGACCTTAACTATTACAACAAAGCTCAGGCCGGACAGCTTCAGAATATGTATGATGAGCGTGTAATGAATGACCGCATTAATATGGCTCATGACAACGCGCTCATGCAGAGCAACGTTCGGGCAAACTCTGACCTTAATCTGTTCAATAACTATCTGTACGAACCCTACACAATCAGACGGGCCCAGTGGGATACGGCATACGCTGACCAGCTCAATAACGCCCGCATCGGGCTGACACTTACCGGAGCAAACATGGCGATGAGTAACCCAATGTCCCTGCTTGCTTCCATGGGTCTGGGCGGTATGGGTGGTAATAACATGCCCATTGGTGCAGGTGGTATGCACGGGGCTAACTTGTACCCCAGTAGAATGTAGGGGAAAATAATGGCGCGAAATATTTACGAACCTGTTAATGCCAATGGACAGGTGATACGGGTACAGACTACCCCCACTCAGCAGATGCAGGGCGCAGTGGTCCAGCGGCCAGCGGGATTTACTGCTCCGGCCCCGCGTCCTGTTGTTCTGAATAATGGGTACAACTATTCTCTTCCCGGTTCTTACGAAGGATATACTCAGGCCGGTATTCCGCCGATTATGGGACAGGTCAGCCCATACGCACGTATAGGCCTTACCCGTCAGATGAACGGCGCCGTTACGCCGCTTATCGGGTTCCCCTCTGTATACCCCCATGTTGTTGATGGGAATTACTACGACTACAGCCAGCCGCTCGTCCTGTCTGCTCTGGCCGCCGCTATGGCTAACTGGAGCCCGATTCCCGTAATGGGTGCGGGTGGACGCGGCGCTACCCTTGCCGGTGCTGTAAATCATGGAGGCGGCACTGGAGGCGGGGCTGGTCTCCGCCTCGGCCCCCGTCAGCAGACACTCCCCGGTGTTGCGTACAGGACTACTCCTGCCGAAGAACGGATGCCGAGATGGGGCGCCAACCAGACTGACTACTGGGGTGGTATCACAGGCAACGGCAATTACGCAGTGAATAACCAGACTCTCAGCGATACGGTCTTCCCGCCTCAGAACGGCGGGCTTCGTCCTGACGTCCTACAGGCACAGGAAAGATACAGCGCCGCTATGGGGCTTTCCGATTATCCCGCACAGCAGAGCGCCCCCGTACAGCGTACCGCCGTTGCACAGGACGAACCTGTGAGAGTAGCACCTCAGTTACCGAATCCTTTCCAGAATCCCTCTGTACCGCATTATAGTCTGACAATGCCTCAGGTTAGTCAGAGTGTCCCTGCCGGGGCAGACTACGCCCCCCAGCGTCTCCCGTCTCTGTACGACCCTGCGCGCATCAGTCCTTTCATGGATGCCAGTGACAGGGGTTTTGCCGGAATGAATCCGTTCTCTCGTTAAGGAGTTAATATCAATGGCTACCAGAGGAAGAAAACAGTCTGTATCCGCTCAGGATATTCTCCTGATGATGATTAACGATGCTATCAATGATGTCAGCGATGGCAACTATCTTGGCCGTGTCGCGTCTGGACGTGGGGAAACAGCGCCAGCTCAGGCTCCTTCCACATACGGCTATTTACAGGCCGCACGCGCGGCGGCTCCTGCGGCACCGGCGGCACCTGTGGAATCCGCCGCTCCTGCCGCTCCTGCCGCTCCTGTGATTAATACTGCTCCGGTAATAAGGCAGATGCCGGATGCCTACCAGCCTATCCATGTTGGTCTGCCCCCGCTCAGTACATACATGCCTTCTCCTGCACAGCAGAGCGCTCCCGTGCAGTCGTTCTCCCCTCTGAGCACGGAAGTTCGTCCGGACGTGGTACAGGCACAGGAAAGATATAATGCCGCTATGGGGCTCTCCGACTACCCTGTAGAGCCGAACGCCCCCCTGCGGTTCCTCCCTAACCCCCTGAACACAGCGGTTCGTCCGGATGTGGTGCAGGCGCAGGAAAGATACGGTGCCGCTATGGGACTTCCGGATTACCCTGTACAGCAGAGCGCTCCTGTACAGATGCTTCCTAATCTCCTGAACACAGAGGTTCGTCCTGACGCGGTGCAGGCGCAGGAAAGATACAACGCCGCTATGGGTATTTATGATTATCCTGTACAGGAAGAAGCCGGTTTCCGCTTCACTGCGCCTATCCCCATTCCCTACCCTGCGACAACCGGCCCCGTTGCTAACAGTAACGCTCTTCTCAACACGCACGCTCCGGCCACAAATAGCGGTACTCTGGCAGACTATATCCTCCGCAATGGGTATGACTACATCCAGAGCGCCGATAACCGCAGTCCTGTGCGGATTACAACCCGGTAATGACCCATGTTAGAAGATATTCTTCTGTCCAATGACAAATCAGAAAGTCCGGCGGTGGATGTTGTCCTTCCGGTAATGGACCGGATTGAACTCCAGAACAGGTATCAGCCCATGTCCCCCGAGGATACGGCACGTAACCGTCTTTTGCTAATGGCGGCACAAAATGCTATTAATCCAGTAACGGCCCCGAAGGAGTATCCTACGGATTATGATAACGAACTTCGGGACCTTATAGATTCAGTAAATGTGGAGTAGCATCCATGGCCTTTGACATTCCCCGCGTATCAGGCACAGTCCAGCCTAACAAATTAATAGACGACACCCAGCTTATCAGTGTTCTGGCCAGACAGATTCTTGCGTCCCGTCTGGCTCAGGCACGTGCCGCCGCTGGCGGGGGCCGGCGCGGCGGGGGCCGGCGCGGCGGGGGACGCGGGAACGGCTCATCCGGTAAAGTCACATACGCTAACGTCCTTGACCCGAAAACAGGGAAGTACGTACAGGTTCCCATTACCGGTAACTCCAAGGATGAGCGCAAAGCCAACCTTCAGGCTCTGGAGCATAATCAGACAGTTGACAGCGTGCGCGCTGACCCTGCGCTTGGCAAGCTCGATGCTGTACTGAATGACCCTAAAGCCAGTAACAAGACAAAGCGTGAGACGCTGGCGTCAGTCCGTAAGGAACTCAGTCAGAAATACGGAGGCACTGATGACGCCTCCGCTATTATCGCGCGTGAACTGGCCGGAGCCAACAATCAGGTCAAGACTGAGAAGAAGGCCATTGATGACACCAGCGGTTTCTCCAGTCTTATCGACAGTGCCCGTATCGGAGCGGAGTCCCTATCTAACTGGATTAGCACGCTTGGTGATGATGACAGAACCCGTGATAGAAAAGACCAAGAATCACAACAGCGCATTCGTGCTATCATAGACAGCAACCCTGACCTGAAAGAGACTGACCTTCGCACCCGAGAAGGCCGCGGTCTTACTGACCGTAATGATGATTTCATGGGAACCGCGCGCAACATGGTGAATACCATGGTACAGGACCCCGGTACTGCTTTACAGACAATCGGTACGGCGGCTGGTGTTCTCGGCGCGTCCGCCCTGACAGGAGGTACAGCCGCTGTTCCGCTGGCCGGATTAATCGGAGGTACGCTGGCAGGAGCCGCGGGTAATACTGTCAGCGGTGATGTCGGTCTTCGTCAGCGTCTTGCTGAGGATGAGACACTCAGTGAAGACCAGCGCATTGCCGCGTATAATGACGCTAAATACAGAGAGGCCGCAATGAACGCCGCTATAGGCGGCGCGTCCGGCCTTATCCCCGCCGCGGCATCCCGTATCGGAGCTGGTCTCATCCGTTCCGGTACAGGAAGCGCGGGACGTGAAGCCCGCTCTATGGCGGAAGATATTGTCGATAAGACCCTGACAAGCAGAGCCGCCGCCCGGCAAAGCGCTGAGGTTCCGGCAGAGACCATAACCAGTGCTGAAAGACAGCAGATGGTTAATCAGGTTATGCGTGAGGAAACAGCACCGTATATCATCCAGAGGGAAGTGCTCAACAGACCTGTGAAGTACGGCGCCGTACCTGCTGTAGTGGAGGGATCCGCGGCTAACGCTGTTAATACTCTGGGCAGTAACGCTAACTATAATGCCGCTACCGGAGAGAATAACAGCATTACTAACGGTATTGGTGAGTCTGCTCTGTACGGCGGTCTTATGGCTGGTGCCGGCGGTGCTCTTGGTCTGGCAGGACGAAGAATCCTTAACAGGGACAATATCACGACACCGGAAGCTCCTGCTCCTATGCAGTATAAAGCGGAAGATTTCGCGGCAGAGAAAAAGGCTGAAACTCCTGCTTCCACTGCCGCTCCGGAGACTCCTGCTTCCACTGCCGCTCCTGAGGCTCCTGCTACTCCCACCGCTCCGGAGACTCCTGCTTCCACTGTCGCTCCTGAGGCTCCTGCTACTCCCACCGCTCCTGAGGCTCCTGCTACTCCCACCGCTCCTGAGGCTCCTGCTTCCACTGTCACTCCGGAAACGCCCGCTTCTCCTGCACCTGAAGCGCCTATTGCTCCTGTACAGGAGAACATCGCCGCCCCTGCTCAGGGAACGCCGGCCATGGCTTCTTCTGTACAGGAGCATCCGGTAGCTCCTTCCGCTCCCACGGAAAGAGTCGAGACGCCTCTGTCCAGCCTGATGGCACAGGCCCAGAGGTCTGCGCCTGATACCAGTACGGGGCTTCTCCCCGGTATTACTCCTGACATGGTGCCGGCTGGAACTGGGAAAAGAGCCAGACAACAGAGGACTGCCGCATCCGGAAGGAAGAGACAGTCTGCCGTCCCGCAGAACAGGGAAATGGCTCTCCTTGATTTAATTAATGAGGACAGAGCCAGAAAGGCTCTTCCGCCCATTACCACGAATACTGCACCGGTAAATATCAGCCCCGCCGGAAAGAGAAGACGTAGTGGAAACACGAAGCGCAATCAGACAAACATACAGGGAACGCAATCAGTTACCCCCGATGGAACTGTTGGACAACTCAGAGAAGGAACAGTTAATCCGCCGGATATTGACGTTAATCGCCCAGTGGCAGCCAATACCGCAGGAATTATTGAACCCATTACCAATAGAAACCCTGCGGAAATTAGAGCAGATAATCAGGGAAATCAGACGGCAGGGAGCGGCAGGCGGCCCAATGAAAACGCCCCTGCGCCTGAAAATTATGCGGTCAATGTTGGAAAACAGAGGAGTACCGCAGGAAGACCAGAGCCGGCTGACCGAGGACGAGGTGCTGAATCAGCAACCGTTGGAAATGCAGAGTCAGGTCAGAGCACAGGAAGCCTTGGGACAGAAAGAAGCGCAGGCCAGAGAAGCCCTGATACTGGGGAAAAGCCTAAGCCGCTGACAAAAATCCAACAACAGAAGATGCACGACTCCCTACAGGAGTACTTCTCCAGTACCGGTACGGAGAAGCTCTCCAGCGAACAGGCGGCTGATACGCTCAACTCCCTGTTCCTGAGACAGGACGAAGCGGCTTCATCTGCTGTTAAATCCGCGCCTAATCTTACGTCCCTGATTTACAAACGGGGTCAGTACGCACTTGGCAGGAAAGCCCCCAAGAGCATTGGACAGATGTTCCCAAAAGAAGTCGGTAATATTATCACTGACAGAATGAACCGGTACAAAGAGTCAAACGGACAGGACAGCAGTGCATTATTCACCGCTGATGATGTGGACGAGATTAAATATTTCTCCGATATGCTGAACAGCGACAGAGCGCACAACAACCTTAGTGCTGATGCTGTCTCTCCGGAGAAGCTATCCTCTCAGACAGAAAAGGCGAAGAAGGCATTTGATGGGGACAACGACTGTATTTCCTAGGAGCCAGAGACAGTTATGAGTAATTGTTACGGGAGTAAAGACGTAGAAAATGAGATGAAACAGGACGGCGGCGGTTTCACTCAGGGCAGTTTCCATAACGCCGCTGATACGGATACAGCTGAACCCTCTGCTCCCGACGCCGAAGCGGACGCTATCTCGCAGAAGGTTAATACGGCGAACAGTATTAACGAGAATATCGGCTCCGCCCCTGCCGGAGGAAGTGTCCGTCTCACCCAGACAGATGAGAAAACTATTGGCAGAATGGCCTCAGCTTACATTAAAGAGGTCAATAAGTATCGTGAGAATGAAGAGAAGGCCATAGTCAGCAACTTCAAAAATCTCACGGGACGTATTGCCAAAACAATGAACCTGTACACCAGAATCTCCAGCGGTCTGGCCCGTAAATTCACAGACAAAATGGCCCCCGTGTATATGTTCCTTGCCCGTACCTTTCCTGTACAGGGACGCTCTGTTATGGAGCATCCCGTTGTAAGCGCTATACAGGACGGGCTCCGTACTGTCTCCGGACTTCGTGCAGGGTATTCTGAACAGCTTGATAATATACGCAAGCTCACCAGAAAATACCTCAGGGACAGCGCTATCTCTACCAACAAGGCCCTTGAGCTTATAGGCGACAGGCTCAATCTTTCCCAGATGTCTGTACATACTGACATTATCCTGCGCAACTGGGACAGGCGAATGCAGGAGATTAAGAAAATCGCGGAAGATGAGCATTTCGAGATACAGAATCCCGACGCCAATAAGCGGCATATTGACCTTAGTGATGAATATGAAAGGTTACTGGTCAATTATGAATGGCTCACGGCCAATCGCGACAGCACAGGCCCATTCATCTACGATGAAAAGCACCCTACAGCGGGACTGCTTGATAATGACGCCGCTATCCGTGATGGCAAAATCAAAGACCTGCTTATCCAGCATGGCATAAGCGAACAGCAACAGCAGGAAATTATGAGCAAGATGGCCGGCGTAATCCGGTCTTCCATGACTGACCTGTCAAAGGCCGGACAGGTTTTCCCTGAACAGGTCCGGTATTTTGCCGACTATGATGATTTCGTTCCGTTCGCGTCAAACCGGGACAATACCAGCAGACCAGTAACAGATACCGATGCGTACCTTCCCGGTAACTTCCATCAGGCTCAGGGCATGGTTAACCCGCCTGTCAGCGCGTGGTATACCATACAGCATTTCGCCAACAGGGCCGCCGCTCGCGTCGGTATGTCCAAAGCGGCCATGGCTATGTACACCGCACAGCAAGCCATGAACTCCAACCGCAGGATGCTCAGCAGGCTTAAAGCCTACAACGAGGTTGTTAAACAGGGCATTGACCCGTTCAGTAAAGACGCTGATAAAAACATAAAGGACCGCTTCAGGAACTTTACAGCTGATGATTTGGCTAAAGCCAGAGACCTTGAGAAAAGAACGAAGCAGGGCGGGAAAGACACCAATGACTATGCCATGTCGCATAACCCGTTCTACTCTGTAAGGTGGGACAGGCTTATGCGTATGCAGTTCAGCCGGAGTGAAGCTGAGCGAAACATGTATTACGCCATTACAAGCTCAGCCGCGCATGGCGGCGGCCTGTCTTTCATCGCTCCCAGAATTAATTCCAATGGCAAGTATGTCCATGACAAAGACGGCAACGTATCCTACGTTCGTAGGTTCATACAGTTCAACGCATCGTACAGTGACGAGAAGAGCAACATCACAGGCACCAAACTAAATGATGCCCTGACCTCTGTACTGCGTAATGATGAACGGCTGAATTATCTTGCCAAAGCTACAGCCCTGATGGGCCATTCCTGTACAAGTCTCAACATTGGGTTCGCCCCCTGCAACGGCGCGCGTGACCTTATGGAACGCGGCGTTAATATGGCTAACCGTGATTATGTTGACAGTTATGGCCAGCATGTTCCCGGATATAAACTGCTCGCCGGCTACGTAAGCCAGCTCCCCAAGGCCTTTAACGCAGTGATACATCAGGTCACAGGCAGGCTTGACCCCAACAGTGAGTACGGTAAATACTTCAAAGAGTTTACTGACGCTGGTCTGCACTACACTTACTCACGTGCTATCGGCAAAGAGAGCACTTCCCTTATCAATAATATTGATAACCTCAACAAGTTCTATGCCGATAAGAAGAACGCCCAGACAGAGAAGACAATAGACCGCATCGCCTCCCGTTTTGGCGAGATGCGTGGGATTGTTTCCAAATGGATATACGCATGGAACGATGTCTGGAACCTTACGCCGTCACTGGCTCAGTACGTGGCCATGCGTAAACGCAGTATTGAGCCATCCCAGACAGCCAACGCTGTATCGGAAGTTATGGACCAGAGCCAGACAGGTCAGTACACAAACGCTCTGCGTATGTTCTTCCCTTTCGCCAACCCTACACTTCAGGGCGCGCGTGCCATGCTCCGTACCGTGGGGCTCGCTCCGGGCGCGGACGGTGGTTTCCATATGTCGTACAGGGGTATGGCTACGTTCGTAGGACTTACCGCTGTGGGCAACATGCTGTACAGCTTTGCCCGTGAGTCTTTGGGACAGGATGAGGATACAGGCGCGTATCGTATTGACTCTCTGCCTATCAGCGACCTGTGCCGGTATATCCCCATACCGACCAATGACAAGGGCGACTATTTCAAAATGCCGATTGGCTTCGGTATCGCCCAGCTTGCGTCCAGTATGGCAATAGCTATGGACAGAATGGAGCGCGGTATCGCGTCCGCTGAGGATGTCATGCCTGAATTTATGGCCGCTATTGCCAAGCAGATGTCCCCCGCTGACGCCCCCAGCTATAACTTCTCCATGTCTCCCGCTACATGGCTTATGCAGGTTCTCTCCCCCGCGCTTCTCCGTCCTATAGAAGATGTCGCTGTTAACCGTAACTATAAGGGACGGCCCATTACTTATTACAGCGCCAGTGAAGGCGCCTATACTTCAGCGGCGGATTCCGGATGGGCAACTACTGCCCCAGTATATAAGAACCTCGCTAAGGAGATTCTCCAGACTACCGGTATTGATTTCGCTCCGGAACAGCTCAAAGCCCTGCTTCGTGGTTATGCCACGGGCTTCCTGAGATTCATCCCCTCGTACATCGATGCTGAGAAAAACCCTGCCAACAATCCTGAAAAGGGTATGTACAACAAGCTCGGCCCTGTGGCCTTTGGACTTGGCGGTACTATGTACAGAGGTGAGATTACTGACGTAGGCCGCAGTCTGTATGACAGATACAAGGCAGAGATTATGTCCCGTGTCAGACAGGAAGGCGTTGTCCTCAATACAGGCAACAGGAAGATTACAGCCAAGCCTGAGAAATACAGGGCGTGGCGTATCAGTCAGCTTCGCAATGCCGGATGGGATGACCCTGATATTATAAAGGTTCTGACTATTCTGGATACTGACAACGAAATTAAAAAAGCCCAGCAGGGAGCCAAGGAAAAGATTGCCCGTCTGATTGACCTTGACGATGATGAAGGCTTGAAAGAGTTGTTCCGTGTCCGGTATGAAAATCAGAACAACGCATATAATAGGGCAGTTGCAGTACTGTCGCAGGAATAAATCATGATTGTCTACCTTACTCAGGGAGTATCCCGTATAGCGTTCCGGATAAAAACATACGACCAGTCCCAGCTTGCGGACTGGCACGGGCTTCAGCTTCTCATCATAGCAGGCGAAGCAGGACAGCCCTGTGACTGCGGCGTGGGAGGTTCACCATGGTTCTTCTATGGATGCTGGCCCGGAGTCCGTACAGGAGAAGACGTAGCCAACACCAGACCCGCGGACGTTCCTGTAATGTGCTTCCCTGCGTTCAATACTGACAACGAAGGACGCGTGATATTCCGCATCGGTGACAAACTCAGCACTATACCCCCCGGCAGATATACCGGGATTATCCGGCTCGTACCCAAAATGAAACCTCTTAATATGGTTCCATTGTACTCACTCGGTAAATCCCCAGAACCGGAGAAAGCCATACTGCCCCCTGAATTTGCGTTCGGGGAAATAAGCTGTTCCGATACACCGGAGCCCAGACCAAAGCCCAAAAAACCGGAACCCGCCTGCTGTACGCTGGCAGTATTTGATATAGACCTTGGCCCTGAGTGTTCTGACCATTTCATTGACCAGACCGCTGTCACGCTGATGCTTAATAACTGCACCATGGAGATTCAATAATGGCTATCCATAGCAAAGATATAGAAGGATGCGGCATCTGTACCGAAGGATGCTCCACCCCGTTTGTCATCCCCACTAGAGCCGAGCCCGGTCAGGTTTTGACCTACGACCCTGACAGTATCTTCCAGCTCAAATGGAGTGACGCCATCAAAGGCGAGAAAGGAGATAAGGGAGATACAGGCAAAGAAGGTGCCAAAGGAGACAAAGGCGAGAGAGGGGAACAGGGTGTACAGGGAGTGCGTGGAGAGCGTGGAGAGCGTGGCCCTGAAGGAGCCAGAGGCCCGCAGGGAGAGAAGGGAGAGAAAGGCGACAGGGGCCCTGAAGGAGCCAGAGGCCCGAAAGGGGAGAAAGGAGAAACAGGCCCGCAGGGACCGCGGGGGCCGATAGGAGAGACAGGGCCTATGGGCCCGCAGGGACTCCCCGGAGAAAGGGGAAAGCAGGGCCCGGCAGGGCCGCAGGGGCTTCCGGGAAAAGACGCTGGCACGTCTGCACTGGAAGCACAGATACAGGAACTTGAAGCCCGTGTCACTGCGTTGGAGAATAAATAATGAGTATGACATCAGAATTTTTCACAGCATTTCTCACCGCCCCGCTTGAGGAAAGTGGGAAATATATCACGCTCACAAAAGAAGCCACGTCTGACCTTGCCTCTATACTCAAAGACAGCGGCTCATATATTTATTTGACACTGCGGGATGACGCGAATATAGAGACAGTACGGGCTCATCTGGAACAGGGCATCCTTATAGTTGACAGGGGCCTGTCCGGTACTGAAGCAGTAAAACATCCTATCGGTACATGTGTTTCCTCTGTCTCACCTACAGTCATAGCGGTGATTAAAGACCTGATATGCAACTATGACTGTTGCGAAAGCGGTGATTGCCCCAAGACTCCCGCTGAATTTCTATCCGTTTATACGCCGTCTGGCTCTACAGGTACCGCTTATCGTGGTACCATAGATTTCACAGGCACTGACCCTGTACAGGTTACTGTATCAGGCGCGCCAGACTGGCTCACTGTTACCCGAACCGGAAGCAGTCTTGTACTTAGCGGTACTCCGGCGTCCTCCGGAGATGTCACGTTCAGTATTGCCCTGACCAATCTGAATGGGACAAAGACCGCGGTTAAGACAATCACTTTCAGCATCGGGTAAGCCGCCCCGCCCAGCGGCTTTATAATAATCCCCCGTACTGGTTCCGGCTCCTCCAGTACGGGGGATTTTTAGGAGACTGATATGAACATAAGACTTGCTGGTCTCATCCCCGACAGCATAACTGACGGCCCCGGTATCCGCTATGTCGTATTCGTTCAGGGGTGCCGGCACAACTGCCCCGGCTGTCACAACCCCAAAACCCATGATTACGCAGGCGGGTTTGATATGCCGTTAAAAGAACTGTACGAGAGAATAGCGCACGCCTACCTTATAAGCGGGGTCACTTTCTCTGGCGGCGAACCATTCGATAAGGCGCTCCCTCTCACTCTTCTGGCCCGTGCCATTCGCAGGAAACTGCATCTGCCGATTATATGCTATACGGGCTACACACTGGAAGAGCTTGTACAGAAAGCCCGTACCCGTACAGATATACGGGGTCTGCTTACCAGTATAGATACACTGATAGACGGGCCGTTCATTCAGGAGAAGAAGAGCCTTAACCTTGAGTGGCGTGGGTCATCCAATCAGAGGATAATCTCAGCCGCGGAGATTATGACTTCCCTGAAGGCGTGATGTAATCCAGCCGGTCAAGGTCATCCTTGTCAAGACGCCACACTCTTATGCGGGCTGACGGGATGGTAGATACACCCTTGCCAAGATTAGTCCGTTCTTCCTTTATGTGGAAGCCGTCAACGCGCAGAGCTTCAAGCACGGTGCCGGGGGATGCGTTATTCTTCTGGCACCATTCTTTTACAGCCTTACTGGATATGTACAGCACCCTGTTACGAATCTCGTAACGTGACAGGATAACCCCGTTATTGGGCCTGTACTTCACATACTTGTCGGGCATGACAAGATTGCCGGGGTCTGGCTCATTAGGAAGCCTGTTAGCACCGGAGACAACCAGCGTACTGCGGCTCATATCCTGTATCACATCACCGAAAGCAACAGCCCACTTCGTCTCAGCTTTGCATGTAGCCTTGCGGTTGTACGGGACAAAATCTTTGAGAACCCACTTCTCAAGAGCATCCATATCGTAATCAAGAAGCCCGAACTCTACGGCCCAGCGTCCGGCTTTCAGGGCTATGGCAAGAGCGTTCGACATGAAACGCTCTTCCTGATAGAAGCCGTTGCGGCGTCCCCAATCTTCAACATAGTTGCGCAGGGATACCAGCCGTTCAGGGTACTGGAAGAGCTTGATTAGAAATTCCGGCCCGGCGATACCGTAGTTCTCATCATACAGCTTGGCGCATTTCTGGATGAACTCACGAATCTTGGGGTTGTCATATCTGGAGAAGTTGCACCGGTACTCCATGATACGCTGGAGTGTGGCACTCGTATCAGTATGGTAACGGGCGAGACATTCCTTTACTGATTTGTTAGCAGTCAGAAACGTGCATGTGGCCCACCGTCCAGTACGGATAAACTCAGCGCCTGAAGCGCGGAGTTTGTTCTTCTCCTTACCGGAAGAAATAACAAAGGCCAGATTGGAGAGGTCTTCGTCAGTAAGGTCAGTAACCTCATCCATACAGGCAGGCAGGTTGTTCAGCACGGACATGCGCCTGCACCGTGCGGTAATGGATTCATCCTTAGAGAAGAACATCTCTTTCGGATTACCCCATACAGAAGCGCACGACTTCAAAAGCTGAGACTTGCCACAGCCTGTCTCGCTTGACCATATGGACAGCATGCAGTTGTTGGCGTCACCGCCGCCTATCTCCATGAGAGGAGCGGCGAAAGAAAAACACATGGCTAACTGACCTAGTTTCTGGTCCAGTGCCCTGTACATTTTCGGGACGAAAGACCACTTCTCCACAGTACCGGCGTGGCCGCACATCTGCGGGATAGAGGTACGCGCGATACCACCAAAGGCCACAGGGTGAAGTCCCGTAGACATCACGGCACCAGCGCCAGTCACAAACCCTTTATGCTTCTCTTTGGATACAGGGTCAGTAATATCCTGCCATCCCAGATGGTCATACGATATACGTTCCTTCGGGTCAGTTTCCACTTTGGATAGATAGGCATTTATCAGCATATTCATAACCCGTGTGTCACAGCGCGGGGTAAGCGGAGCTATACCGGCGTTGAGAAACCACTTATTAACATTCTGTCCGCTGTCCTTGTCGCAGTCAAAATGGACAGTCTCACACCATCCAGAGGGGCGTTCTACCCTGAAGACGTGCATACGATGCGGACGCTCAGCGTCATCTATATAGACTTCGCTTCGTATGTAATAGAGGCGGCTCTGGAATATCCGCACGTCTTCAACGACCTTCTCTTTCGGGTCAAACGGATACCAGTGAATCCCGTCATCCAGTACAGAGAAATGGGAGTGGTCATCAGCGTCATTAAGAGCCGTGTAACCACAGTCCTTATCCCAGTCCGGAATAGTGATATGACTGTCATTCTGCGGAGGGACAACAGGCTTTGATATTTCCGCCTGCCTTGAATGCAGGATACGGTGAAGAGACGCCGGAGAATTTAGGATAGCGGCGTACTTGCACCCTTTGCACCCGTCAGGATTGTTCACCCTGAATACATCACAGCGGGCCGGTCTGTCAGGATAAGCCTCATAAAAGCGCTTCTCGGTATCAGCCTCATTGTACTTCTCGGGGCATGCACTGGACAGAACCTTAGCCACGGCGAGCCCGTTCTTGCAGCGGCGAAGAACAGACATAGCGGCGAACCAGTTTGGATAGGATTGGCTCCCCATTGTCATTATCTGATTGCAATTGCGCGCAATCTCTACGCCGTCATACACAGGCTCTTCAGGCCCCATACCGAAAGGGTCATCCGGTACAGGAGCTTTCTTCTGTACCGGAGCCGGAGCTGAAACGGGAACGGTGATATTCCCAAATGCTTCAGGGTCATATGTTTTGCCGGTATTCAGAAGTACAGATACCGTGGTTCCTGTCTTCTGATGTATCGTTCCGGGGATACGGAGAACACTCGAAATATCCCTAGCCCTTGACCTGTCTACATCCAGATTGTGCTCGGTGCAAAGCTGGAGAAAATTACCCGCAAGCTGTTTCCACTCCGCTGAGTTCACATCCCTGTTAAGCACCCAGTAAACATGCAGGCCCTTTCCAGAGGAAACTATGATACTAGGCTTAAGACCTGTATCTTTACTGAACTGCACCAGTGTCTGAAGGGCTTCTTCTCTGGTCTGATACCGGCAGCCAGCTTTGGCTATATCAAGGTCAGCCCAAAGACACCTTGCACTGCGGGCATTGTTGGCCTTCCGCCCCGGTACATAAATATCAAAGGATGCCATGGCCATGTAAGTATCGTAGCCATCGGCACACAGCTCACTGCCTTGCCTGATTATAGCACCAACGCTATCAGCCCTGAGCGATACACGCTCATTATCCCCTCTGAGCCCCAGAATATAATACGTCTGTTCCGGCCCGAATATCCCGCTCTTTATTGGGGGAAGTATCGCCGAGAGAAATTCTGTACTGTTCATAAACACCCCTTTTGCCAGTTGGAGATACTGACCTGCCTGATGAGAGTCCCGACCCGAGAAGTCTCCAGCGCATTAGTCCGGGAAGAGGTGCACCCATGACTATGCTCATCTCGGGGCGGGACTCTTAGCAGGCAAACCTTTGTGTGTAAGAAACCTATCAGGCTCACACGGAAAAAGCAAGAGTGTTATAGGATTTCCCGGCCAGTCCGGAGCAATCGGACTGGCCGGCATATATCCGTTAGAAGCTCAGCTCATCAAGGAGCGCCTGCACATTGTTCGCAACAGGTCCTTCTTCAGGAGCCGGAGCAGCCTTTGCCGTATTGTGAGAGACAGTCGCAGTCTTGCCCTGACTCATAGCCGCCTCAGCCTGATCCAGCAGACTACGCATGGCCGCGTCCTTGACAGGCTCGGCATGGGGAACCTCGGCCTTCACTTCCTTCTGTACAGGAGCGGGCTTGGGTTCCTGCACCGGAGCGGCAGGCTTGGGAGCGGGCTTGGGTTCCTGCACCGGAGCGGCGTTCTCATTATCATCACCGTAAGTGAGCTTCTCCCTGACAGTCAGGAGCTCACGGGTTCCTTCAGAACAGGCCGTCTCATAAACCTGCGACATAATATCAGGATTAAGGAATGCCAGATGGTTGTTCCTGTCGAAGTAGGGACGGAACATGACCACACCCGACACAGAGACAGTCGGGTCAAGAACAATCTGCGTCAGGAACATGCTAGGCGTGACCTGAATATTACCGACTGAGTACTGCTGACACAGGTCACGAAGTCCGGCCCATTTGAACATGTTCTGCTGAGGGAGCCCGTTCCCGTACAGGGACATGGCCGTCACATCCAGAATATACGGATGGTCACAATCCAGAACATTGGTTCCGTTGAAATTGCGAAGAAGCACAAACGCAAGCCTCTTGCGAATCTGGAAACCCCAGCGGAGCTTGCCGCCGCGCATGACCTTACGCCTGTATTCTTCAGGCAGGGCATCGGGGAAAACAGTACAGGCAGAGTCAATTTCCCAGATAAGGTCAGGCGCTTCAGGTTCCTGACCGGGGGCATAATCACGCTCATACCAGACAGCATAGTTGCTCTTTGCCGCGCCGACAAAGACACCAGCAAGTTCGTTTGCCGGAATAGCAGTCGAAGAACCGCCGTCAAGCAGCTCAAAATCCGTCTTGCGAATCCTAATTCTACGCTGTCCGGCGCCACCCATACCGGCAAAAGCATCTTCATATGATGCCGCAAAGGTCTTGGTAATCTCTTCAGGGAGCTGAGAAAGACTGGAAGAACTGACAAACATGGAATCCATGGAAACGGGAAGATTAGCCATTATAAACTCCTTAATTAGGCCTTGGTTACAGAGAGAACATCTTTATCCACATAGGCGATACCAGCCCCGGCGCATGCGGTATTGTACCCTTCGTCCTCAGGGGAAAGGTTCAGCGCATCGTGCATGTACGCCTCAATATTCTCCTTACTCGGACGGCGCTGGAACATCAGTCCATCAGAAACATTCCGGCCTGACTTCAGCGCCAGAATCATCTGCTTGAACATGGTCATGGATAATGCCTCAATATCTGTTATTTCATAGTGGTGAGTAGTCCGTGTGGTCAACCGTGCTACCCCGGGGATGTTGCAGGACTTCAGACCATCAGCACTCATAAGCGCCATAATCTGGTCTGTCAGTTCCTTCTCTTCCCCATTCCTGATTTCATCTGCCTGACTTTCAAGCTCAAGCCTTCTGGCTCTTACCTGTACGAGACGTGCGGCAAGTTCATTCAAACCTGACATAGTGTAACCCTCCACATAAATTCAGTTACTTAAAGTTTAAACAGAAATACTCCACAGCCCACGCAATAAAGTCCTCCTTTTTGTAGCAGACCTTCCTTCCTACCTTTACTATAGGGGGGCCCATTTTCTTGAAGTCAAGATTAGTCATAGTCCTGTAGCTGATAATCCCATTAGTCAGCTCCTTAATACTGGCACGGGGGAAAAGCGGCGGCAGGTTTTTCTCAAGAAATTCCTTAAGCTCTTTTCCTGAGTCTTTAGCTGTTGCGTTCATTCTTCAACTCCTCAAATAGTGTAGATACTGTTTGCCCTAGTTCTTTACCTTCGTCAAGACTTTTGAAAGATTTTTCTTCTTCCGGAGAAGATAAAATCCGGATGACTGAAATCTTTGGCGCCTTCTGTTTGGCAGAGCTCAGGCGTTCAAGAGCCTGTGCATAGATGAACCCGCCCAACATCGGCGGCCCGTTGAAAATCATAGTGTCAGCGGCGGAAAGTTCCACGCCGAAAGCCGTTGTCGTAGGGTGACATATCAGTACCCTAGGGTCAGGTGCGTACTGGAAGTTGTGCAGAAGCTCGGCCCTGCTCTTCGCTGACACACCGCCATCTATGATACCCACGGAGAACCCGGCGTTCTTCAGCTCTTCCGCTAACAGGTGGTTTGAAAATACAAAGACTCCAAAGATAACAACCTTATGGCTTGTCTCATTAATGCAGTCTATTATTGTGTCAGTACGCTGTTTGTGCTGTAACGGTACAGGCATGCCGTCTATCGTCACGAACCCCTGTGCCATCTGCATCATCTTCTGGAAAAGCACGCCGCCGTTCGCCGCTGTAATTGTAGCGCCGCTGTCCAGTATAGCCACAGCCTCAGCCTTCAGGTCATCGTGGACTTTCTTCTGCTCGGCGCTCATGGAGCATCGGCGGGTCTGAGTGACAACAGGCGGAAGGTCAATAACGCTGGACTTCGCGAACCGTATCGCCGGTTGCAGTGTCTCATATATACGGGACGCGGCGTTGGGGGACGGTTTACGCATGAAAGGTTCAGGCCCATACTGATATGTCACAAGGTCAAGCCAGCCTGTTTTAGTACGACATGGCAGCCTGCTCCGGTTAATCATCCGTGCCATACCATATACAGCCTCGGGATTGTCAGCGGGGGAACCTGTAACTCCCACCGCATACCGGAGGTTCAGCTTGTTAACAATGTTGTCCAGAGCTTTGAAACGCTGACTTGATGAATTGCCTACATGGGTCAGCTCATCAATGACAATACCGCCGATACGCTTCTCCAGTACTGCCTTTGTAAAGGCCTTCCCTGAAATCCTGATACTGTCATAGTTGGTGATATAGAAATCAGCCGGAGTTTCCAAAGCATGCTCTCTTCCTTTGCCATGCACTCTGACAATCCGTGCGCCCGGAAGAGTCTGCTCAATGCTGTCTATCCACACACTGTCTATTGTTGTTACAGTAGTGACAATGAGAAACCCGCCTGTTACCTCAGCGTGCCTCTGGAGATAATCCATAGCCAGAATCAGACTTCCGGTCTTCCCTGTACGGGGGTCAGATAGAACATAACACCTCGGGTGAAGAGTGATGAATGAAGCGGTCTTCAGCTGGTGCTTCATCGGGTTGTACCGGCCCTCGATGAGCGGGTGTCTGTCAGACATGAAAGGTGTAATGTCAGTAACATCAGCACCAAGATTAGCGGCTATCATACAGCCGTCACCGGTATGGGGGACAGCGAAAAGGGTCTTGTCAATATAATCTTTGTAAACGATACCCGGTACTGACTTGCCGGTCTTTATTATTTTTGGGTCACTGACTCCCAGATATATCCAGTTGTCATCACTAAGAACTGTTATATCAGACGTCTCCATGCTCTACCTCTTTCAGTATACTGTCCAGCTCACCAAGGTTATGCTCGTTAATGACAAGCACAAACGCTCCGGCGGAACGCATCCGGCTATGCTCTAATGACTGCAACGCCGTTGGCTTGTTGGTTCCCGCCTTGGCTTCTATCCCGATTAATCTGCCATGGAGACAGGCGATATAGTCAGGGATTCCAGACCGGCCAAAGGTTGTACCACGTGGCATAAAGTACCATACGTTGTGGGCTTTAAGCCACGCGGTAATCTTCTGCTTCACTCGTCCCTCAGGGGTCATTTCAGTCCGCACTCCGTCTTGCCATTGAAATCACAGAAGCGGCAGAACTTGTTCCGTACAGGGAAGAAGCAGTTGTCATGGATAGCCGTCTTCATATCACGCATGGTATCAACCACATCCTGTACAGGAAGAAGCCCACGGGACATGTCAACAACACCCTCGACACGTTCACCAATATCAACATACTCATATGAGTACCTGATGACATTCTTCCCGTAGATGAGATGCACAAGCAGGGCTTCAACACGAAGCTGGAAGTCTTCCGTATCCCATTTCTTACCCGTCTTAAGGTCAATGAGCCACGGGTCTCCCTCATCAGGAATAATGAGCGTGTCTGCCTTTGCCCTGAGAAGAGCGTGCCCATCCCACCAGTCGTTAGTAGGCTTAAACTTGTCCGTAACGACAAGTTCTTTCTCAATAAGAAGCTGTCCCTTTATACCCCTCACGGTATCAATAAGGCTCGACACATAAGAAGTATCAAGCTTGTCATCCCAGTGAGTCACGGACTGCATGCCTTTGCAGAAAGCTTTCTCAATATCCCCATGAATAATTGTGCCACGGGATTTCTGAACGCTGGCTTTCCACTTAATTTCTTTTGTTATGGACTGTGCCTGAAACCTGCGGGGGCAGGTACGGAACGACATCATATTACTCGGGGAAAAAACAAACATCTTGCCTCCTAAGCTATGCAGTAATCCTTCCCTATCTCAGCTTCACATGCGACAGGGAAATCCCCCAGCCAATCCGGTACGCTGGACATACAGGACTCCATTACGGACTTCGTATGCTCTGCCTCATCTTCCGGACAAATGGCAAGGAATGAGTCGTGGATATTGGCGATAAGCCGTATCCCCTGTTCAGTCATACGACAAGCCTGCCATTGTAGCAAGGCAAAAGCAAGATACTGGCACAGATTTTCCGCAAGCGCTCCGCCGTATATTTTCGTTTTCAGTTCCGACTTCCCCTTCACTCTGGTATAGTAATACTCCTCTCTGTTGTTCTTCTCAGACACCTCACAGGAAAGTTTGAAATACCTCAGAGTGTACTTATTCGGTCCAATGATAGTAGGTACATCGTCCCTCCCGCATATAGGGGCTACGCTGTACTGGAAGATATTGTCATTGGGGCCGCCGAACTCTCCGGAATACCCAAGGTACATCGCTTTAATGACCGTCTGACACGTATCCCAGAAAGCCACGATGTTCGGATTACTGGCACGGTAAACATTGTGAGCATGATGGGCCATCTCGTAATGCTGGTCAATGTCACTGCTCAGTCTCACGCCCTGCCTTAACAGAGTGTCGGCATACTTCCTCCAGCCTACGCCATAGCCGCAGTTATGAACTACAAGTGCGCCATGTTTGGTTCGTATGGTAAACCTATGATTCGGCCCCGCATTCAAGAGATCGTATACGAGCTCTGAGTTTTTCAACCGCGGCTCAACACTTGGAGCATCCGCATAAGTATTGCCCCCGTCTCCTATCGTCGAACGCCATGTCTCTAATAATGCGGCCCCTGTACGAAGTGCCCGGTTCAAGTATGAGCGTGTCTGAACGCACACGCTTGCCTGCTCCCATGAAGAACCACTTAAGACCATATGGTCTGGAGTCATCCTTACTCCATCCACATCTATCGTGTTCTTCTCGCCATTGCATACAAGGCCTTGGTGAGCTACCCATTGTACACCGTCCCACAATTTATCATCTTTGGACACCGTAACTATAGGCTTCCACCCATTATTTGTTAGTACCTCTGTATCACCTGCAAGGCAGGAAAGAATACCGGTTTTGCCAACGTTCCTGTACGCTTTCAGTTTCTTGTCTCCGGACTTCGCGCCCTTATGAATCTTCTCACTCGGAATCTGGAAGATTTTCTCAGCAAGGTCAGCGTAAGGGTCAGCCCCTCTCCTGAACGCGTCAACCAGCTCGGTCTCGTTAGCGACATAAGCAAGAATGCGCGCTTCAATCTGACTTGAGTCGCAGGCCACAAGGGCCATACCTTCCGGTGCCTGTACTGCTTTCCTCAAAGTAAGCTGACTCGGGTCACGCTTGCTCAGGTTCTGGAGGTTGAGCTTGTCACTGCTCCCTTCGGAGTTGCCAGCCGTATACCGTGACGTGTGAGCCTTGAACGCATTGAGCATAACGGGCATCGGCCTGCCGCTCTTAGCCAGCGCATGGAACGTCTCAGCCCTTGACCTCTGGATACTGGAGTTGTTCTCCAGTCTCGTCCGGACAAGAAGAGCCACGCGCTCATCGGCATCAGAAGCCATGGCCACGAAATCCAAATCAGATTTGGCCAGAGCTGGAGTATAAACCGCGTAGTCCTCTTCGCTAAGATTAATCTTTCCCTCAGCTTCCAGCTTCTTCCGTTTCGTCTCTGACTTCGCCACGCTGTACTTCATCGGCGGCTTGCGTCCAAGAAGCTCAAGCATCTTAACAAAAGAAGCGGAAGAACGAATCGCTTTCAGGAAGTCCTCGTCCGATTTGAACATAAACATTTTGTTAATGTCATTACGCGCCTTAGTGACCTTATCCGAAAGCTCATTCAGGTACGCAGTAAGCATATCATCATCAAGCCTGAGTACAGGATTGCATGCCATCTTGGCAGTTATGGAACTGAAGAGCAGAGCGTCAGCAGTCATAAAAGGAAGCATGGCTTTGAAGCTCAGGAAACACTGCTCCGTATCATTGCGGCAGTACTGGATGAATGCTGTACGTTCGTCAGGCGTGAAATCGTCCGGCCAATTCCTGCCATCTGAAATCACCGTACCTTCCACCTTCTCGCCGCACTGGAAAAATTTCGCCATGGATTTCAGTGACTCATTCTGGATTCGTGATACCCCTGTCCACCGTTCCATGCACATGGTATCTATGGCAATCCTCGGAACCACATGGTAAATCTCGGAAAGAATAAGGAAGTCAAACCCATTCCCATTATGGGCAACAGTCACCACGTCCGGGGCATCGAGCTTAAGAGCAGCAAGCACGGCGGGAATATTATCGTGTTCCGCTACCCGTACCTTATCGTATGTCATCGTACTGGCATCCGTTACAATGTAGCTCATGAGCTGAGCGGAAAACCTGCTGTCCCTGATATACTCAATGGGACCCATCTTGGTAAGAGTGTAGCCGTCTTTTGTCGAGAAAAAACTTTCGAAATCGATTGCAACTAGTCTCATGTTTAATGCACCTTGGTTAAACCATTCCACACATTTCTAATTGTCTGTTCACATTTATTAAATCGCTTTGCCAATTCCTTGGCTGAAACATCACGATGCTGTAGTATGTAAAGTATTTGCTCATTGCTTAACCACCGACCAGTCTTTCTAGAATTGTCAAAAAATTTTTCAAAACCACGCATTTGATTTTCATACATGGTAATCCATCGACAGTTACTTGGCTCATAGTTGCCATCGCTGTCTATACGGTCAATGGTCAAGTCGTTGCTGTATCCAGTAGTCTCAGCCCATGCTTTGAAGCTGGCAAACTTCATCCATTCGGCACAGACTTCGACGCCTTTACCACCGTAATATTTCCAGCAGGCAATGTTCGGATTGTTGCAGCGGGAAAGCATGTTCGCCCATATCTGAAACAGACGTTGCTTGGCATTCCGCTCGCAGCCACATGAAGTAACATGGCCAGTCACCAGCATCGTGCTTATGACAATGCGTTCCTTTCCGCAATCGCAGCGGCACAGCCACCGCACCTTTCCCGAATTATTCTTAGGCGCTTCGGCAACCACAGTCAGCTTGCCGAAGCGCCTGCCCATGAGGTTCATCTTTGCTGGCATAACGCCCTCCTTGAATAGACGCTATACCAATTTGGATAATGAGTCAACTAGAACGGAATCTCGTTCATGGCCTGCTCCGGCGTCTCTACGACGGGAGCCTGCGCTTCCTGCGCCGCCTGCTCGACCATAGCCACGGGGTCCTGCGCCTTCTTGGCACGGGGACGTCCGCGTCTCCGCTTCTCCTGCATATGCACAAGCGTTGACTCAAGCATGTTCAGACGTTCCACATGATCATCAAGTTCAGCCACCATGTCCTGTATCTGCTGAAGAATGTCAGCGTCACTTTTCTTGAGCGCGTTCATTCCTGAAATGATGCGGGGAAGAACCACAGTCATCATCTGTTCCTGAAATGTTGCCATAATTACACCTCCTTAAAAATATCCTGAAGACAAATAGGTGTACTTTTGCGTACCGTCTCGCAGAACTGACACCATTCAGGCAGACGGTGATGTTTCCTCTGCCTGTAGATGTTCTTCAGAACAGCGTAGTTTGCCGTCCACATCCGCCGCTGGAGCCAGCCTGATGGAAGCATGTTCTTGAGCATCATGAAATCCGCATCACTATGAGAAACCCTGTATCTGTTGAGTACAATGTTTAACTCATTAAGGATTTCATCCGGGATATTACGCTCAAACATATCCTGAGTAATATTGGGTACAGACCCGAGACTGTGCATGGTACTCTCACTCTGAGCCGTAGTACCAACCTTGTACGTATCCATCTCGGACCACCAGTACAGGGGAGCCTGTATGTTATAGCACACGGGAATCTGACGAAGGAACTTGTCCTCACCATTTCCAATACCCGCAAGCCTCTTCATTACAGTCGCTAATCTTTCGTCCAGTTCCCCGGGAATATCATCTATATTTTTCCCGGACGTCAGCCCATATGACAAACCCAGTCCGTATTGTGCGTAGCGCATCCAGTACTGACCATAATCGATAACATCAATCTGCACTTTTCTTCTCCTTTCCCAGCCGGTAGCTTGCTGACGCAATGTCATACCCTACGAACATCCGCTTGGGAAGCCAGCGTCCGCATTCATACCGTGCCATACAGCGCATAAGTTCCGGAAGCCTCTCCAGTACATGGAAGGGCTCATTTACCCCAAGTTTCATGTGATGTGACAGGAAGACAGTATAGTCTTTCTGGTCTGTTGTCGAGAATCTTTTTACTATTTTTGTCAGTGTGTCTTTGTCATGCCTTACATAGTATGCCGTTAATATGTGGGCGGCGGCACGTATGCCGTACTCAGGTGAAGAGAAAATGACAAACCCTCTCCTGTCCACACCAACCTGCCCTTTCCATTTCTGTCCGCCCGGCAGAGCTTTGACGTTCAGGAAGTTGACGTTCTTATCAGCCAGCTTGTTGTCAGGTTTGAGCCCGTCATGCTTAGCGATATAAACCGGAACCTCCTTAATCTCAGTATGGATGCGCTCCACGACAACGGGCTTTCCCGCTTCCGCAACGGATGAATCCTGTACCAGTATAGCTATGATACAGATTGTCAGGACGAAAGCCAGAAGCATAAGTTCACAGGCCACCTCCAGTTTGGTTAACGGCATTTTCAGGTCAGCAATAAACTCT